CGGTAAAAATTATTATTCTCTAATGCCGTGTAATCTCTATGGTCCTGGTGATAATTTTGATTTAGAAGCTTCCCATGTTATTCCCGGAATGATTCGAAAAATTGAAAATGCTAGAGACAATAATGAGCCAACCCTTAAACTTCTTGGGACGGGAAGACCGCTTAGAGAATTTCTTTATGTGGAGGATTTAGCAGAAGCTGTGATATTCATGCTAGAGAATTACAAAGGGAATGATGGATTAATCAACGTAGGAAGTGGATCTGAAATTTCAATAAAGGAACTTGCCAATATAATTGCCCAGGTCATAGATTACAAAGGAGATATACTTTTTGATACAGAAGGATTAGACGGAACACCTAGAAAAATAATGGATAATTCCAAAATTGAATCTATTGGATGGAAACCAAAGATGTCTTTAGAAACAGGAATAGCGGAAACAATTAAGTGGTATTGGGATAATAAAGATAACATTAGAAAGTAAATGAAAAGAGCATTAATAACAGGAGTAAACGGTCAAGACGGATCATATCTAGCTGAGCTATTACTAGAGAAAGGATATGACGTTCATGGAACAATTAGAAGGTCATCATCTTTTAATTCGGGAAGAATAGAACACTTTAGAGAACATCCAAATTTTAAAAGACATTATATGGATTTAACAGATCCAGGAAGTGTATCACACGTGATTTCAGAATTAAAACCTGACGAGATTTATAATTTAGCTGCTCAGAGTCATGTAAAGATTTCCTTTGAAATCCCAAATTATACTGGACAAGTAGACGCGATGGGTACCTTAAATGTTTTAGAAGCAATCAGAGTTCACTCTCCAAATTCTAAATTATATCAAGCATCAACTTCTGAACTTTATGGGAAGGTTCAAGAAACCCCACAAACAGAGAATACCCCATTCTATCCAAGATCCCCGTATGGTGTTGCAAAACTGTATGGATATTGGATTGTTAAAAACTATAGGGAGTCTTATAATCTATTTGCATGCAACGGAATTCTTTTTAATCACACCTCCCCTAGAAGAGGAGAGAATTTTGTAGAAAAGAAAATTATAGATTCTTTGTGTCAAATTAAAAAAGGAAAGATTGATATACTAACCTTAGGAAATCTTTCTGCTAGAAGAGACATAGGACACGCAAGAGAGTATATTGAAGGTATGTGGAGAATGCTTCAATTAGAAGCTCCTGAGGATTTTGTACTAGCAACAGGTAAGACCTATTCTATTAAAGAGATGGTTAATATGGTTTGTCAAAAATTAGATATTGATATAGATTGGAAAGGTGGAGGTGAAAGAGAGATTGCAATTGATAAATCCACAGGAAAGATCATTATAGGAATAGATCCCAAATATTATAGACCAGCCGAGGTAGAACTTTTACAAGGGGATGCTTCCAAAGCTAAAGCAATATTAGGATGGGAACCAAAACTATCTCTGTCAGAAATATTTGATGAGATGATAGAAGAATCACTAAAGGATTAGTGATTAGTGTTTGATACGATTTCATTAGCTTTTAAAAGATCATCTACAGTTTTAACTGTGTATACTGTTTGACCCGGTACACCCCAGTCTTTTTGCTCGCCCCAATTAATAAATCCTTGATGTGTTATATGTTTTCCGGAGTTATAAGAAAAATCGTGGTGCCCTTCATTTTCCGAGGATTTTTCAAACTCATTTCTTGAGGTAATGTTTTTATACCCGTATTTTTCCATTATTTCTTTTTCTTTCTTAGATTAGCTTTTGCTTGCTTATAAAGTGCCTTATCTCCCATTTTAGAGGTCTTACCTCCAGTAACAAAAGAATTAACTCTTGCCATTGCCCATTGTTGGGGTGTAGTTCCTGGAATATGTCCTATCTTCCATGCTGCATATCCTCTTTTCCACACTTTTTTTAATATCCCTAGGGGAAATCTTGTTTTTTCTGATTTATTTTTAAGTGCTTTATTGACTGGACTTGACGGGGAATCTACCCCTTCATTAAGATCATCGTTCGCTGTCTCTAAAAAAACCTCATAAGCGGCAATTTCTACTGCTTCATTAAATTCTTCAAAATTTAAAATATCTAAACTTTCCCCGTACATTTTTTGATATTTTTTTGTGTATTGACTCTTTTTAGTATCAACAGGTTTACCCTTTCCTGCTTTTTTTGATTTATAATCAGCATCCCAGGGTCCATATGCAGAGGAATCATTATCGGCTTTATTGCCGTGTTTTTTAATCTCTCGTTTCATCACATTTGGATTTTTAGTGAGGTATTTCTTAGGAATCTTCATATTAATCTATATATTCCGAAATAAATATTTTTAATCTTCTATAATAATTTGGAAGAAAGAAAATAAAAGCCTTCACGGCCCATGTTCAAAAAACTTAAGAAAATAATACAAATTATGACAGATAAGGATATTTCCGAATTAAAGGAAGAATATTCCAATTTTTCGTATCAGTGGATAAAAGGTGATAACCTTTCCCAAACCCAGCATTTTGAGGATCTAGTTGAAGACGGAGGAAGAAAATATATTGTCTTCTCCGATAAAACAAGAATATCATTAGATCTATTGGATGAATACATGATCAAGGTTGAAAAGGGATTTGAAGAGATAATTGCAACAGCTGAAGTTAATTTATTACCACAATTAGATCAGTCTTCAAACAGGGGAGTAAAAAAGAGAGATGCTCAAGAGATTATGTCACAGATTAAAGAAGAAAATCCAATTTTTACTCTTTTGTCAAAACAGAAAGAAAACTGGGTGGATGTTGATTTAAAACTCAGTATTAACTTACCCCCAAGAAGTTTATGGGACGTTTTAATGAGTTCTTTTGATGATGCAGAAAAGGATATTTTAGAATATGTTACCAAGGACCTTGATATAGAGGTAGTTAGACAATCCCTGAGGGAATCTATAAAGGATATATATAAAAAGCAAAAAACAATCATATCTCAAAAAAATGTCAGATCCCAAGATTCTATTCCAGAATAATTATATCCAGGTGATAGAAAACAAAGGAAGGGTTGGAATTAAACAAAAGAACCCATCGGTAATGATTCTTCCTTACACTATAGACGAAAACGGAAATCCTAAATCAATAGGACTCATTTCTGAGCCTTCTGATATAAGAGAGGAAAGAATGATTAAAACAATTATAACAGGATCACCAGAAAAATCTGATGTTGATATTCTAGCAACGGCAAAAAGAGAATTAACAGAAGAATCAGGATATATCGTTGATGACACTGAAAAATGGGATTTTTTGGGCAATATACAATCTTCTAAATTAGTAGTAAACGGTAATCCTGCATTCGGTGTTGATGTTACCGGTCTAGAAAGAGGTGATAAATCTGGTGATGGATCAGAAAGTGAAAAAAATAGTAAGTTTTCACTGGTTTCGTTAAACGATGCTTTAAACATAGACGATGCCTTAATATCCTGTTTATTTTTAAAAATATTTCAAAACAAATTAATTTAACTTTATATGAATTTTCCTTCAAGAAGAGAAAGACGGGCAATGGTAAAATCAATGGGTCTAATGAAGAAAAAAGAAACCCTGGTTCAAATGTCGGAAAGATTTAAAAGATCTAGCGAGTTTGGGAAAATGATACATTTACAACACTTACAGAATTTAGAAAACAATAGAATTAATTCAGAAAAAATCGAAGACTTAGAAGAAACCCAGCCCTTGGCACCAACTAATTCTCCAGATTGGGGGTTAGAAGACTTCAAACAACAAATTATAAGTGGAGAAAATCCAGAATAAGAAACCCCCAGTAAAAATACATCTTACTTCTCTTAGCTACCGTGAAATTAAAAAGTCACTGCCAGATAACGAGAAAGTGTCCTATATAGATGTAACTAAGATCATCTCTGAAAGCTTCGGCGATAAAGATCTTAGCGATATTCAATATTGGATATTAAACCAAATGATAGTTAAGAAAATAGAGTCTTTTAAGACCACTAATCCTTCAAAAATCTTTATAACTATCAAAGAACCCTCCAAAAATTCAATTAAATCCTTTAAGGACCTTCTCCTGGAGTTTAAACTAGGCCCTGCCCAAATAGAGATATACAGCATTTAATTTAAGAGTATCCCATTTTAGGAATATATAACTTAAATAATAATTATAAGCTGTGTCAATAAGGGATAACGTATTAAACCTCAGAAGCGAAGCACTTACAAGGGCCACATCAATAACTAAGATTGTTTCAACTACTAGTGGATTCAAAGACGATCTTGTTGATAGATCAGAGGTTGTTAAGAAGAACATTTATAGCTTTAATTCCGATAAAGAATATGGTGTTTTTGAAAACCAAAGTGATGCTGTTACTAGATTACCATCTTCACTATTTTACGAAGCTCAATCCTCGGAAGATGGCAGATTAGGCTTATTTAATTATCATGTTATAGGAGATTTAAAATCTGGTGAAGGCGGAGGGGGAAAAATGAGCTATATTAAGTCTGAGACTTATGCTAATAACCAAAGAGTAACACCAGAAGTAAGTAGAAATCCAACTGCTCAAGCTATAATTAAAACAACCACATCCAGTGGGGCATATCTAAAGCCTAACAGCCCGTATGTTTCCCAGCCTTATAACGTCAAAGACTTCATTTTTTGTAAGCACTACGGTGTTATTCCTAATAATAGAATGATAACACTAAGAAGATTTCCTACACCCGTTATGGACAATTTAAGAGTGCCTACTAATGCTCCTAGAATTGAACCATCACAGCAAGGTGATGAAATAAAAGGAAATTTTGTTAATAATGACGGGCTTACCAGTGAACAGATGATAAAAGACGGTGCAGCTCTTCCTATTGCTCAGGCTATTACCTATTTTGGAGGTGACACTGGAAATACCTTAGATTCTATATTAAATGTTGAAACCGGATTGAAATGGGAGCCAAAGGGACAAAAAACCAAAATGTCAGCTGAGGGTAACGATAAAGGATTCCTGGGAAGTACTTATGGCAAATATCTTGAAGCAATAGTAGGTGCTGATGCTTTTAAGGGTCTTGATAAAATAAGTAACGGGGTTGGTGTAATAACAGATCCCGATAATAACGAACTTAAAATAAGAAGAACACTTTTAGAAAAACTAACAACCGGGGATGGACCTTTAAGTCAAAGAATTTTTGTTGATGTTAACACGGTTAATAGCATGTATGTAAGAGGCGTAGGATTTACAGGAGGGGAACAAACCTTTAGCTTAAAATTCACATACAGTTTAACTAGTGTTGGAGAGATAAACAGTAGAATGATGTTTATAGATCTCTTTGCTAATTTATTAGCAATAGGAAGTGATTATGGTAAATTTTTAGCTCCGCAGCTTTTAGTTAATTCAAATAGACAAGGAATAGGATTTCCCGGAGGATCAAAAGGATATGTTAAACATTTAACAAATCCTGTTGAGTTTTTAAATGATATGATGAAGCTTAAATTCGGAGAGGAAGTAAAGAAAAAAATAAAAGGATTAGAAGGAACACTATCGAAAGCTCAGACTGAGCTTTCTGGGTTAAGTAACGGAAAACCCCTTTCTAAAAACGGGCAACTTTATAAAACCCTTACTGTCATGCTAACCAGCGATATGCTTAATAATTTATATTATGAACCTATTATGCTTTCTGGATACCCAACTGGGGAATGGCATGTTGTTGTAGGAAATCCATTAAATCCTATAGCAATGATGGGAAATCTAATTTGTGAGAAGGTTAAGATTAACTTCAATAACACATTAGGTCCTGATGATTTTCCAACTGAAATGACGGCAGTATTTTCAATGAGAGCAGCAAGAACCAAACACAGGGGTGACTTTGAAAGTATGTTTAATAGAGGTAATGGTAGACTTTATCTCGGTAAGTTTCCAATCTCTGATGCATCTAAGAATGCTCAGGTTGGTGCATCAACTGGTTTTGACACCCAAGGGCCTCTTGGTAAAGATGTAAGAGACACTGCTCAAGGAATTGCTGGAAATTTTGGAACTCAATTAGGAATATAAAAATAGAAGATGATTGATATAGATGTTATAGAAAACAAACCAGAGGTTATTATCAACGGTCAGACTATTATGGATATAACTGCTAGATCGGTGGATCCTGACGTTATCCCGGGATTTTCTAAATTTATTTTTACGAGTGAAGAAATGGTAATGAGAGCTGATCTTGCTGCTCATATGCTTTGTGGTAGTCATAATAGAATAGGAACCTTATTAAAATTAAATTCTATAGGTAATCCATTTTCCCTTAATGTCAATGAATTTTTATTCATACCAGATACGGAAACCATTAATAAACTAAGTAAAAGACCACAAGGAGAAGAGCCTCAGGATATTAGAAAATCCTTTAGAAAACAGTTACAGGATAGAATATCTAAAATATCTGAGACGAGAAAAGAATATTTAAATGCTGTTAGCATAAGTGAGGCTGCTTCATCATCAGGATCAACCCTATCAGGTTCATCCTCTACCACACAAAATCCTCTTCCTCCTAATGTTACCCAAGAAGGGTCTGAGCAATTCAGGATTGAAGATGGTAAGTTAATATTTGGATCTGATATAGGTGTATGTAGAACAAGAATTCAACAGAATAAATCATTAGCAACAATTAAATCAAGATTTGCTCAGAGACAAATTTTTGAATCATGATAGACAGTAAAAAAACAATTCTTCAGCTAGATAAAGAAACTATAGTTCTTGATGAACTTTCTATTATAGATGAGATTAATCATAAGGATAAAAAGAAAGTAGAAAGAATAGGAAGTAAAACCGAAACTGAAACTGGATTTGGCATTCCTATGATTATGATTAATAATTATCTTGTTAGGGATCTTAGTTTTTTTCGTTTGGATCTAACAGATAAAATACCTCAATTAATATTCAGATTTACTCCTCAGGATGAATCCTTCTTATACACTTCTTATCCAAAGGACGGAGATTTAGTTTCCTTGTATATCAGATCTACCTCTGAACTTTATAAACCTATTAGAATTGATCTATTAGTTACTGAGGTTTTAAGTCAGTTTACCATGATGGAAGAAAAACACATGGGTGAAGAAAACAGGGCAAATGGAAAAAACGCTTCTTTTACTATTAAATCCCAGATGAGAATTCCTGGAATATTTCAACACGTATCTAAATCTTTTAATGATAAAACAGCATTTGAGGTACTAAGACAAATTTCAAAAGATCTTGGTCTAGGTTTTGCTTCCAACGAAAAAAACACGGACGATAAAATGAACTGGCTTTGTCCCTCTAAAACTCTTTATAAATTTATAAACGATGTCTGTGAATCATCATGGAAGGGAGAAGAAGATTTTTTTGATTGGTGGATTGATCAATATTATGTTTTAAATTTTGTTAATTTAAAAAAGCAATTACTTGAGAAGAGTAAAGATGAAACGAGGGTTCTTCAGGCAATAGGTACAGAGAATGATCTTTCGGGGGGATTAGACGGAAACGTTAAACCTGCTGAGGTAAAATTACCTCTATTTTTTACTAATGATTATTTCTATAAAAAGTATCCATTTTTCATAAATGCATACTCTGTTAAAAATTCATCGGGATTTATAGCAAACAATTTTGGATATTCTAGGGATCTGCAATTTTATGATACTAAACTAGTTAGTGACAAGCCTCTTAATAAATTTGTAAAATATAAAGTAGAATATGTCACACAAAAAAATCTAGATTATAGTAGTATATTATTTAAAGGTAGGGCAAACGAGGATGTTTATAAAAAGGAGACTAAAAAAACTTGGGTAGGAACACAGTATGGTGAAAATCAGCACAAAAATTTTCAACAAGCATTAATTCAGAACAAATTAAATAAGTATGAAAACTTTAAGGTCTATTTGGAAGCTCAGATGCATTCATTTGTTCCTTGGGTTTATAGGGGTCAAACAGTTCCGACAAGAATAGTTCATGCGGAAGCAACTCAGGCTAGAGTAAACTCGCAGGAGAGCAGCAAACAACCCCCGATAGACAACGAGCAACACGAAATAGGAAAAAAGGTAGACAATAAGTTTTTAAGTGGTGTTTATATGATCATGGGATCTTATGTTGAGTATATAGATGGTAAAATAAAGCAATCATTCCTGCTTGGTAAAAGAGAATGGTTAATTAATGATGGTAGAGGATCTGATCCTGAGCCAGCAGTAACTAGATAGAAATGGCAAATTTTTTAAATGAGATTAAGGATAATTTTAGCAGCATAACTGATAAAAATCAGATATTGAATGCAGGTGTGGATAAACAAAGAACTGCTTTTTTAAAGGGACTAAAATCTACGTCATCTGGACAAAAAGAGGATCCTACCTACACCGGTTTTAGAATTATGTTTGATTTTGGATATGGCGGTCTAGTTGATCCCTCAACATTTCTTCCGATTAGTCCTTTACTTTCTAAAGGAAAATTCAATGACGGAAAAACAATGAAAAATGACGGTGCTACCGATTTCTTCCATCTTTCCAGACAGAAAATGAATATAGGGGAATATCCTAACTACACCGAAGCTATGCATTATATGACTGCTGAGGGATTTTTAAGAGAAAGAAGAAGTGCTAGTGAAAATGGAGAATATGGGGGGAGTGTAGACAATACAGGAAGAGTAATAACAGGAGGAGATTCTGACAGATTTCAATCTGGCATTTCCCACAGAGCTGCTGCATTATCATCTTTTAGAAATTTACTTACCAGTATAAATGAAAAAAGCCCTTGGTTTATTCAATCCATTGGAGGATTAGATAAAGTTTTAGGAGTAGATCAGCAAAGACAAATAGAGAGTTCTAAAGGAAGAGAACAAAGATCTGGAGTTTTAACTTTTGAATGTATGGATTCTATAGATCTTAGAATCAATGCAATGGCGGAGCTTTACAGAAAGGCGACATATGATTATCAATATCATAGACAGCTATTACCTGACAATCTTCGTAAGTTCAGAATGTATATCATTGTTACAGAAATCAGACAAATAGATCTTCAAAAGAATCTTGCTGACGTACTTAATCCGTTTAATTTTCCTGGTGTTAGAAACGCTGTTGATTCTATTAGGGATATAGCTCAATCTGCTGGTATATTAAAAACAACTTCTCCTGAATCTAAAAATCCAAAAACGGATTTAGAATCATTTGTAAAGTCGTTTGAAAGAATGGAACCTTACATCTTAATCTATCAATTAGATCTATGTGAGTTTAATTTCGATCAATCTTATCCATTTACAACTCTTAATAATTCGGTTGGTCCAGGAGCAGCCGCTGTTAAAAACATGTTCAAGATTCATGTGGGAGCAGCGAAAGAATATAAGCTTCAATATAACATTCTTTCAGATCTTATAAAGAACGAATCTACTTTTTCCCCTATATTAATTCAGGATAGCTGGAATTTAGTAGGATCACATATGCTACAATCCGGGGGCGGAATAAATAATAATTTAAATGTATTTAAAAAACTAGCAAGTAATTTTATAACAAACTCTGTTGCTTCTGTTGTTCAACAACAAGTATCACCAATAGTTACAAAACAATTACTAGGAAATGCCTATGGATTTAGATTAAGTGATGCTATTAGATCTTTGAATTCGGTGCAAGACCTTGTTAGCGGTATAAAAGAGGTTAAGGATCCGTTTGGTGATTACAGGCCTCAGTCAAGAGGACTTGGCGGACCTAATGAAAGGCAATATCCAACTGTAAAAGAGGATGTTTATCCTAACAATAATCCGAATAATGCAATAGGGTCTGCACAGGGAAATGTCTTTCCTAAAACCCCAACGACTAATATTTCTGGTTCTGCGATTTCTGATGATGTTTATTTAAACAGTCCTGGAAAAGATTTAGGATTGCCTGCTAGATCTTATCCTGTTATAAAGGACGATGAGTATAGACGTGTTGGAGGAGATACTGATAACACGGAACTTGGTGTTCCTGATAGAGTTTATCCTGCTATAAAAGAGGACATCTACTCTAAAACCCCCGGTGAAGATTTGGGATTACCTAGAAGAATCTATAATACAATAAAGGATGATCTATATTCTCAAACCCCTGGAAAAGATCTTGGGGTTCCTGATAGAAAATATGCATCAATTAAAGAGGATGTTTATAGAAATAGCGATATCAAATACCCTGATATAAAAGAAAAAGTTTATACACCAGATCAAAGAATAGATTCTGAATTAAAGGATGATGTTTATCCAAATTCTGAAGTTGAATACGGATCTATTAAAGAAACTGTATATACTAAGGATCAGCCAAATACCGAAAACCTTTCCAATCAAGACATCTATAATGAAAGCCCAGGGAAAGACCTTGGACTACCAAAAAGGTTATATCCTGAGATTAAAGAGAATGCCTATAAAAAGGGATCTTAAAAACAAGGATAGATAAGAGAAAATCCTGTTTGTATGTCTTCACAAAATTTACAAGAATCTAATATAGAAAGATCCCAACACTTCTTGGGTGTTGTTGTGGATAACAAAGATCCGGAATTTAAAGCAAGGTGTAAAGTTAGGGTTTTTGGGGTTTTTGATGATGTCAAAGACGAAGATTTACCTTGGGCATTTCAAAGATTTGATATTTCATTTGGGGATAACGGAGGATCAGGAAGGGTTAGTATACCGAAGCTTGGGTGTATAGTTCATGTGCAATTTAATAATGGAAATTATTATTCACCAGAATACAAAGCAGTACAAGAACTTTCTAAAGATTTAATTGAAGAGATAAGTGCATCATACGAAGGTGCACATTCTTTAATATATGATGGAATAGAAAAACTAAAAATATATTACACAGTTGCTAAAGGCTTAGTTATAGATTTAAAAGAATCAACTGTTGTTATTTCAAATGATAATTCTATAACGATAACACATGCAGGTCAAACATCAACCTTAGAGTTTAGAGGAGGAAAAATAACAGAATTTGCTAATTCTGAGATTGAAAGTACAGCTACAACTAGAATTAAACAAAGTAGTAATGAAGTGTGGGTAGATGGAAAAACAACAAAACTTGGACATGCTCCTGTATACTCTGCAATTCTTGCTGAGCCTTTATGGATGTTTTTAAAACAACTTGCAGCTGCGGTAGATGCTAAACTTCCATCAACCCCAGGAACAATGACAAGCCTAGCTGAAAGCTATGAACAACTTTCGACATCAGATGTTGTTAAAGTAACAAAGTCTAATTAAGGTAAATGGATTTTAATTTCAATAAACTTCAAGATATAAGCGATAGAATCTCCAGCGGGGAACTTAAACCGGAGGATGTTCTAAATGAATTTGGTGGATTTACCGAGGATCTTCCTAGTGATGAAGAAATAATTAACAACGCGGAGGAACTAGAAAAGTCTATAGATCCGGTTCCTATGATATTAACTGATGACGAGATTAACGATCTTATCTGTTCATACGAGGGAGAAGAACTTGCTAATAGAATTTTCTGGGAGATATTAAGAAAACAAAATTATCTAGATAAAATAACAGAAAGACCTGATTTTTCAAGAAATAGATTTTTTGATAAATTCATGAATGATAACAATCTTTCTGAACAACTTCTAAGCTCTAAAGAAATGGTGTCTGATAGTTTAGATCTTGATCTATTAGGAATAAAATTTACAGGATCTAATAAGAAAATTAGAAAATTTAAAATAGGTCCTTTTGGATTTGAAATACACGTCATAACACACAAAGGAGTTCCTCTGTTTTTTCACGTTGCTCCTAAAAAGATGTCTCTTCAATTTATAAGGGATCAACTAAAAAAGAAAAGCAAAAAGGGTAAAGCAAAAAAGTGCTCAGATGATATCTATAACAAATATGGATCTGGAGCAGGACCTGCAGCATCTACAAATGATGATTTTGGTGACGGCAGTGGTTCGGAAGCTGGGTCGGATTCTGGATTTGGATCTAATAATATAGACCCAGAAAATCTTGCTTCCCTCCTAGATAACATATTAGACAGAGAATCATCAGAGAAGGATGCTAATAACGCCTTTGATGTATCAGATATAGTTGATCAAGTTTTTTGTGAACCAGATTTTCCAATCAATCCAGAAACAGGAGAACCCCTATTCACTAAGGAAAATCTTAAATCATTCATAGAAGAAATATGTTTACCGGAAGATGAATCTGCTATACCAGAGGTTTTACCAGAAGGTGACATAGAAGATGTCAGCGAAAAAATAAATCAATGCCTAAGCCAAGCTAAGGATATTTTTAAAGACATAAGGGAAAATAATGAGCTTAGATCTAGATACGAAAAGGCTGAAAAAGATCTAGAAGAAATTCTTTACCATTATAAGATAGTTAAAAATTATTATAACGGTCTTTCTAAATCTTTCGAAGCAAAGGCAAAAGCGGGAAAAAAAGGAAATCCTTTAACCCTAATACTTCCTCTTGTTTTAGCAAGATCCGAAGCTAATAAATTTTTAGATGCTGTTAAAGATTTCTCTGGCAGATTTAAAGATACAAAAAAATTAACATCTTCAGGAAAGAAAGGATATGTAGGTATTAAATTTGATATAGCATTCCCAAATGGGCTAGGAAACGAAATACCATACGAAACGGTTAAACCAGAAGCTACCTCGGATCTTTTGTCTACTGATTACGAAAGAGTTGATATTACCAAATTACAACTGGGAATGGAATTTGCTAAAAAAGGTATTTTAGGATCTGGAAATTCTTCATTTCTTAAATCGTACGAAGATTTCATATCTTTCCAGGATAAAAACCCAGATTTATCCCCGCAATTTTATAACTTTATACAGGATATAGAAGGATCGAATAAACCAAAAGATGCAATTATAAAAGACATCGAAAAATCCCATGGATTTTTATATTCAACACTTATAGAAATATCTGCTAGCCCTTGGTTATTTTTTACTGCAGACGAAAGAGGGGATAATGACGCAAGAAAATCCGCTGATATTAAACCACAAAGTACAAATCAAGACGGAGAGCCAAATCAATCTTTTAGTGATTTCTGGGGTAGCTTTAAAAAATCTTATGATTTAAAATATAATGCAAGAAAAAAGCTAGTAGAAGATAAAATAAATTCAATAAAATCCCTATCGGATAAATTTGTTGATATTCTAGCTGATTATTATTTTACTGTCAACATGAGCTCCACGTCGGACAACAGTAAAATGCTAAAAGATGTATCTGATAAAATGGATAAGAATGTTGAATACATCGAAACCCTTTTATTAGAAGTAGCACAAAAAATACAGGAGCTTGATAATCAAAATTCTCCTGAGGTTTTACAATCAAGGGCTGAGTCTATAGATTGCTTTGGGTCAGGGGACAACGGAGAAGGAGCAGGATCTGGCGGATCAACATCTACTGGGATTTCTTTAGGACTTGATGCTAACGGAAATTCTAAACCAACAAATGGTGACACTTTAAAAGTTGCATGCCCTCCGGATTGTTGTGGAGCATCAGGTCAAGCATTTTCCGGAGGAAATATATTAGAAGGATTAAACTCACCTGATTGTCCTAATCTTTTCACTACATGTTATTGGAAAGAGTTTGCTAAAAAAGCTACGACGGTTGGGATTCTTCCTATACCAAACGGATTACCACCGATAGAAAATCCTGCAGGTTTCTTACCTAATATCGGATTGAAATATTGGCCAGTAGGTTATTTACCTCCTTCATTCATACCTTTACCCCCGCCTTTAGTTAATCCATTAGATGGTCTTCCTTTTATAAGAATACCAATGCCAATGATATGGACTATTATACCTCCTATAGTTATACCTTTACCCATAGGTGTTATTGTTATATTCATACCATTTATTGGAGGATTTATGCCTAGTCCTTTAGTTTTCTTTCATGATTTCTTAACCGGCAATTCGATATTTCTTTTAGGTATTAGAGGATTTAGATTCATCCCACGAAAATCAGATCCAGTTATACCTGATCCTTTGGTTAGAATAAAGCAGTTCTTATCGCTAGGAATACCAAATTATCTATTTCCTTTCCCAAATCTTGGTAAAGATAATGTGGATGATCCTAAAAGGATAAAGAAAGACATTTTAGCAAGTCTTAAAAAGAGATTAGCTAATGCTAAGGTAAATGTAGATTTTTCAAAGATTCAGAAAGTTCAGGACGATTTAGCTAAAAAGAAACAAGAATTAGAAAATCAAATTCTGGATGCTAAAAGAAAATCTCCTCTAGACGGATCGGATCCTAGCCAAAAAATAAAAGAACTATCTGAATTATCAGCTTCATTTGATGCACAAAAGATCGAAGCAATTAAATCGATAATGAAAGATTATTTAAAAAGTGCAATTACCGTTCCTGATGTACAATTTCCTAAGCAATCAAAAAATTTGATTGCTGATATACCTTCTCCTATAAAAATCATAAGAGACATTAATGCTAAAATAAAAATAGGAGCAATACCCCAGGTTCCTTCTAAGGGGGGAAAGATTAATTTAAAATCTAGAATCTTGGATTCTGTTAAGAATATAGAATTTAAATCGGCTTCTAAGTATGCAGATCTTAATAAGGATCTTCCAAAGGGATCTAGAATAGTAGCAGTTTTTAATTCTCCGATAAACGAACTTGGTAAAAATCCAGAAGATTTAGAATCACTAAAAGGAATAATATCTGACGGGATAGGACAAATATTTAGTGGAGACAAATCTCCGTTAAGTAATAAATCTCTTTTGACCTTTAAACCCAAATTAAAAAAGATACCAAGAATTCCAGGAGCTGGTCTTCCTGCACCGGGTGCAATAATATCAACGCCCAATCCTATTGTCAGCTCTGTTAAGGGGTTTGTCTCTAAGAATTTGAATGTTAATGTTCAGGATCTAGTTAAGCTTGCTGACAGAACATCTATAGGTGGTAATAAGGTATTAAGAGAAAAGGATATTCAATTAATGATTAGAAATTCTTTAGATAAAACCCTAAGTAAATTTCCGGTAGATTTAAAGAATGTTAATTTTCCTAATATTGCTAGTGCTGGAGACGTTGCGCAGGAATATTCTAAATTTTCTTCATCCTTGGAACTACCCCCATTTCCTCCAAAGAAAAGTGGTAATCCCGCAGTTCCTATAGGGATTGGAGGAATACCTCCTATAATAATACCAGGAGCTGTCATTGCAAATTTTATAGTTAAAGGAGCATCCTCTGCTATCGATTCAATGGATGTTTCTAAAATAATACCTGGCGGTCTACCTGCATTTGATAATCTTACTGCAGATGATATTAAGGTAATGGGAAATAATACAGCAGTTTCTTTTTTAAATAAAATTAGTATACCTGCACTAGATAATTTACCTCGTATACCTTTAGAAGCAAGACCACAGGATTACGTTGAACTTGTTATGGGTTTTCTTCCTGTTCATCCATTTGCTGATATTGCATTTACTCTATTATGGACTAAATATAAAAGTCCGCCCAGAATTCCAATACCTTCAGATATAATAGAACAGCTTATAAATCTACAAAAAGCTATAGTTTATAAACTGCCTTGGCCAATAGTAGTTTTATTAGGAAGAAATATTATTAACATTTTAAATCCTCTTTATACTAGAGAAGATATACCAAGATGGGATAGGATGTCTTTGAAAAATCCATTTTTTGTTGTTTTTCTTGATGAATTCATCAGATCTGCAGCAGACATCTCAGGAGGATTCAAATTCTTTATAGGAGCGGGAAAATTATTTTATCCCCTCCCAACTCTCGAAATTAATTTGGGGTTTGGTACTAAAATTAACATAAACTAAAAATCATTTAAAAACAAAAAAAAATGGCTAAGAAAAGACAATACACAAGGGACGAGTATTCTCCGGAAGAAAGGGCTGTTATGGACGAACTTTACGAAGGTCACTTTAGAGTAACCTTCGCAGATAACCCTGCGCAATCATATTCTAAAGAGCTAGAAGAAAACCAAGTTCTAAGTGTAAGGATCACACAAATCAGAGGAACAAATGCAATAGGAGAAACCTCAGTAGGACAATCCGTTGCAATAGATTTAATGAAGGAAGAAAAAGCAATCAAAAGATTAGGATTCCCTGCACTTGATGTACAGGAAGGATCACAATTGGATGTTGTTATATTCAAAGATAAATCAGGAATGTATAACGGATCCCTAGCAGCGGGATACGAAAATTCATTAAAGACTGATCTATTGAATTCAATTAAAGACGAGAAATCAGCATATACAGTAAGGATTGATTCAACATGCCCAGGTGGCTTTATGGTGAATCTTTCTGGTATTAAGTGCTTCTTGCCTGGATCTTTAGCAGCTGCTAATAGAATCATAGATTTCCAATCATTTGTTGGAAAAACAATTAATATTATGATTGAGACATATGATGAAAGAAGAGACATTTTTGTTGTTTCTTTCAAAAAATATCTGAAGCATGTTATTAATGCTAAAGTTGAAGAACTTTCGCTCACACAAAAATATACAGGAACTGTTACAGGAGCATCAAATGCTGGTGTATTTGTAGAGTGGGATCAGTATTACACAGGTTTAATCCCTGCTGAAGAATTTGATAATGCAGGTATTAAAATGGATTTAAGCTCAGGAGGAAGCGTATCGTTTTATGTTTCTGATTTTAGAAATCCAAACAGAATTGTACTAAGATTAAATCCACCGGAAGGAAAAGATAAGGATTTACAAGAGCTTAGAGACATTTCTTTATCAGAAGATAAAGAAAATAAAATATATAGAGGGACAGTGACAAAGGTGAAGAATTTCGGGGTTTTTGTAAAACTTGAAAATAACATCGTTGGCCTTGTTGAAAAGGACTATTTGGCTGGAAATCCAAAAGATTATGAAGTAGGATCTGAAATATCCTGCACCATTATGGACGTAGAGCTACAGAGTTCAAAACTCTATCTAAAGCAAAAAATTGAAAATACTTGATCAAAATTTTTATTACGCAGCTAAAATCGGATTTGAATTCGAATTCATGTCTTCTTTTTCAAGAAAAGAAATAGCTGAAAAAATTGGGGAAGATTTAGGGAAACAGGTAAAGGTATTTAGAAAGTACCACTCTAAATTTTCCCCAACTCGTGATATTTTTAAACTAGAGCCAGATTTCTCAGGGGGTCTTAAGATGGTTGAATTAATAACCGGCCCTATGGATTATTTCGAGGCTATACCGGTTTTGATTAGAATCCTAAAATGGATAGACGAAAATGGGTATACCAGCGAAAAATGCGCATTACAATTTGGTCTAAGCTTCGATAGAGTAAAATATCCAACACTTATAGATTTTAGCCAATTAAATCCTTTAAAGTTTGTTCTTGGGTTTGATGAGGAATTTATATGGAAAAAATTTCCGGAAAGAAGAGGATCTTTATATGCCAAATCTATTAAAAGAATATCACCGTCTAATAGATTTATAAGAGGACATAAGGATATTTTAGGAGACAGAAATTCTTACACTGTTTATACTGAAAAAAATATGGGGGTCAATCTAACCAAATTGCAAGATGGTTATATGGAGGTTAGATACCTAGGAGGTACCGATTATCAAAAAAAGTACACAGACATTAAAGAAATTATGGATTATATAATAACCCATACATTTAATTGTCTTTTACATAACGACACATTAACACAGAAAGAGACTTCAACACTTAGCGAATTAATATCTAAGGTTTATAAAGAAACTGAAAGTTTTATAGATCCTGAATCTTTCATGAAAAACTATCCAAATCTTCATGTTACAGTTGATTTAAGAGAGGATCTACAGATAATCAAAACATACTTTAATGAAGTAAAAAATTTCCTTTACAGTCTAATTGTTGATAATGGTATTACCGAAGGATTTTTAAATTATGACACACAAATTGCTAGATATCAATTAAAAGACGGAAGAACAAAAACAGCTAATTTGTTAAAAGATTTAGATCTAATAGAATGCGATATAGAAGGAAACATAGCAAGATGCAGAATATTTGGGTGTAAATTAGACAACTGTCAGATAGAAGACTCACAATTTGTTATGAATAATGATATAAAAGATTCTAAAATTCTTGATTGTGACTTAAGTTTTAGTAACAATGTCATTAATTCTTATATAGATTCTAAAGAAAGAGAAATCAGTTGCGATGTTGAAGGCGGGGTTATTAGATCTGGGTACATAACAAAACTAGCAGTAATCTCAGATTCAACAGAGATCATTAGTAATAGCGCAGATGCTAAAGGCAAAGACAAAGGAAAGGGTAAAGGCGGAAAAATGATAAAGGCTACTATTTTCCCTGACCGAAATCACGAGGATATTACAAGGCTTGATCCATTTGAAGATCTTAATAAAAGAAGACCTGCTTTTTCAGTGAATAAGCTATATAAAAATAATAACTAAGAATGACTACATCAGAAGAGGCACTAATACAAGAGGTAAAGGACGACATATCTCATTCTTGCGCATTACCGTATGCATTAAATGACCAGGAAATAAAAAGAATCATAAAAAGAGCTAAGGCTTATTTTTATGATAACTATCAATATGCAGTAGAGGATAAGATATTAGTATTACCTTCTCAGATATTTGCAAATGCACAATTTAGAGCAACAAGACAAGTACAATTACCAGACTGCGTTATAAGCGTTTGGGATGTAAGAGAAGTAGGGGGTTCAGGAATGATAGGTACTCCCGATAGGGATTTTGGTGACGCTAAACTTTTAGGGTCAGAGCTTATGCTAAGCCCATTTATTGGGGACAACCTAGTCTACAGAACTGTATTATATTCATTCTTTGATCTTGCTAAAGCTTTTCTTTTAGAGACATTTGCATTTGGCTACAATAAAAATACCAAAAGATTAACCATAAACGGACGTGATCCTAGCAGAACAACTTCGACGGGTCTTACTGTTGGTGGTAAAGATGTGGGGGTAAGAGCATTTATAGCCATACCCGATGAAAACCTTTACTCGGATGAGCTTTTTGTTAGATATGTTCTAGCAGAGGCAAAAATTAACATAGGCAGACTTTTAGGCACATTTGGTTACCAATTACCAGGGGGAGTGACCATAAATGCAGCTGCTATTCAAGGAATTGGACAAGCAGAAAAAACCGAAGTTATGGAAATGATTAAAGGAGAAAATACCCCAAGTTACTTCCTACAGTGGAATTAATATCCCTAATTATCTTCTGTCTATATTTTCTAAATATATAAGGGAGATATGATCAAAATCTCGGACATATACCCAAGAAATCCTGACGACCCTCATTATGAGGCGGACAAGCTGGAAACTGATGATGTTGTTGAATCAACCGTAGGTATGATAAAACAAATCATGCTTACCAAGCCTGGGACTGTTTTGGGTGATCCTTATTTTGGCATCGATCTGGAATCAATGATATTTGATTTTGAGGTTTCTCAAAGCGAATTAGAAGAGGCTATTTCTTTACAGTTATACACCTATTGTACTTTTGCTAGAGGGATTTTAAATATTGACTTTCAGTTGGGATTTTTTGAAGGCGAAACGAGAGATACGTGTGTGATAGAGTTTGCAATCAAGGGTAACCCAGTTCTAGGAATAAAGGTAATTTAAAAGATGGATTTATTTAAAAAAAATCGTGCCAAGATACAAGACCTACTACAGGATACTCTTGAGCTAATACAAAAAAGGTACAACCAAGCAAATCAGTTATTTACTGTTGCTTCTGCATGGGGACAAATTCTGTTTGTTTTACAGAATCTATCACAGCTTATATTATTCTTCATAGAAGATTCTATAACTGAACTTGATATTAAAAAGGCAAGTAGAGAAAGCTCTGTATATGGCTTAGCAGCTTTAACTGGACACAATGCTACAAGAAGCGGTTGTGCAAGAGGTCAAATAGATATTACATGGAATGGACAGGATTCTACGAGTGTTGGTGGTAGTGCAATTTTAATCCCAAAATACTCCACTATAAAATTTCAAAATGGTGGTGTTAGTTATATTTTAAATCTACCTCAGGATTATGCTAGACTGAACTTAACACCTTCCAGCAAAATCTCTTGCGAGATAATGGAAGGAAGTATAAAGGCTTCAACGTTTACAGGAAGCGGAACAATTTTACAAAGCTATAATGTATCGGATAGAGTAACATCAACTGTTGATAATTTCGAGGTTAAGGTATTTGTTGATAGTGAAGAATGGAAAATTTATGACTCTTTATACGATATCCCATTCAACTATAATGGATGTCTAGTTAAAACCGGAATTAATAATGGAATAGATGTTATTTTTGGTAATGTTAATTTTGGAAAAATACCTCCTCTTGGATCGACCATACAAGTTCAATATGTTGAAACCATAGGAATTGCGGGAAACATAAATTCATTAGAGCCAGGAAAAATAGTATTTGAATTTGATGATGATGGTACAGATGCATTTGGTAATCCGGTTTCGCTAAAGGATTATTTAAAAATAACATGTGTTACTGCCCCTCAACTTGGTACTGATAAAGAATCTATACAGCTTACTAGAATTTTAGCTCCAAAAACATCAAGATCTTTTGTCTTAGCAAATGCAGAAACATATATTACATATTTTGAAAAATTTGGTACCTTCTCTATAATAGAAGCATTTTCCACATTCGATGATCAATATCTAGACGATGATAATATTATTTATGTTTTATTGGTACCTGACATTACTCAGAAATTAAAAACGAACGAGACATATTTTGATATAAAAGAAACAGAATTTATATTAACTGACTATCAAAAGAAAAGATTATTACAAGTGATAGATGATAGCGGGCAAAAAATAGTAACCACTGAGGTTAAAATATTAGATCCTAAAATTTCAAGATACGTGATCAATGTTTTAATTAGTATTTTCGAAGGTTATGATCCCGATACTGTTAAGGGTCAAATTGTTGATTCTATAAGTTCATATTTTATAGGAATAAGAAGAAGAGATAAAATTCCAAGATCAGATCTAATTGCTATATTAGAATCAATAGCAGGTGTTGATTCGGTTACTCTGTTCTTTGTCAGTGAAAAGAATGAAAAATATGCTATAAGTGTTGATGGACTTCCTGACAACGACCCTAAGAAAAAAATGGTTTTAGGATTAGATGAGTTTGGAGATATAGTATTTGACAAAGATGAGATTGCAATTATAACAGGAGGATGGGGTGATAGAGCAGGACTTTATTATGATAAAGGGGCAGATTATAACAAAATCTCTTCTATTAATATTGATATCAGATCTACTGTTCCTGTAACATATAACACCGAGATCAATAACAAGAATAAAACATTCTTAAAAAATAACAATCAGTAATGTTTAACACAGAAAGAAAGAGCTATTACGAATATATTGAATCAACGGAAGATCAGAGAACAAACGTTGGTTTTGAATATGAAGGAAGAATATTTGAAAAAACCCTTTCTTCTATAACTCTTGGAGGAGACAATAACAGAAAAAGTATACTAAATTCCATTGAGAAAGTTGTTTTTAGATTAATTGAGACAACAAAGAATATTAGAAATTTTGTTAACTATAGAGTTCCTAAAAATAATAAGTATGTTCGATAATGAGTTATAAAAATCTTATATTTTTTAATAAATCGGGTCATCAGTCAAATTTAATTTGGAACGGGGATTTTTGGGAAGCAAGATTAATGCTGCCTAGGGTTTCTGTTGATCTATTTGAAATCGAGCATTTTTTTATCGTAGAAAAATTTTTAGATCTTAATGCTAATACGGTTTATGGATATCCGCATTTAACCCCTGATATAACAGCGACTACAACAGCCTCTGGAATATATGGGGATTTTAAAGCTGGATCTAATGTTGTAAAGACAGATACAGTTCCTCTTATTGATTATATAGGAGCAAAAGTTTTTACCTCACAATTTCCTCAAGGAAATGAAATAGTGTCTGTTGATACATCCCTTAATAGAATAACATTAAAGGATCCATCTACCTTAACCGAAAATGGAATTCCATTAATATTCAATCTTTGGAAATCATCATTTGAAACCACAAGAAACGTTTTAGACTTTGATGCGTTTGATTCTTTTAACGGGAATATAATCAAAGGAACTGATTACGTTACAACATCATCTGATCTATCTGGAATTAAAAACAGCGGGGACTATTTAACTATACTAGGTAACGGAATTCCAAAGAATGCTAGAATAACAAGTATAGTCGGAAATAAGATCTATCTGAATAAGATATGCAATGTTAATATTTCAAATACAACTATATTTGTATATCCGGTTGAAGAAAAAAATGATGTATCGGATTATATTTTTCAATATGAGGTTTTAGAAGACGAAACATTAGATGCTCCTGTATTAAATAAATTGCAAGATTCATACATTAAAATTGGATATGACGGGACAGAATCTATACAGAATGATATAAGAACGAGTAATTATGTTGATTCATCAAGTGTCACTATTAATCTAGCTTTAAATTCTACAGAAGAAGGAATATTTGGTAGAACCCTTGTTATAGAAGATTATTCTTTGGGATATCCTAAGATTATAGCAAGAATTGAAATACACGGAGAAACAATAGGTGAAGACGAAAGATATAAAACTCTATTAAGTAATTTCGGAAGAAAATTAAATTCTGAAGATGCTTATATTTTAAGGCCAAGCGATCCTAAAGAACCATATACAGATTATGAGATAATAAATGCTAAAAGAAAAGAACTTTTATTAGAAGGGCATGAGATCTTTTCATACCTTGGATCGTACAAAGGATTAATAAATGCAATAAGATTTTTTGGCTATCAGGATTTAAGAGTTAAAGAGTATTGGCTAAATGTAAAAAAATCAGACACATCGACCACTGCTCTTAAAGAGAATTCTGATTTTATGGACAAATTAAAATCCAAAACTCAGAGTCAAAGTACATTAATAGGAAATCTTTTAGATGACGAGAATGCAGGAAAGTATAAACAAGTAGAGATATACGGTAAAAAAACCGACGGAACATACGGATTAAAATCCTCAATGGAAGAATTATTCCCTTCTTCTAGTTATAAAAAAACTGCTCTGTTTGGACTTTTCTATGATATCAATGTTGTCGTTGATGATGCTTATGATGAATTCGGATATCCTATTACAGAAAATGCAGACGTATTTTCACCGGACGAAGTTTTAATTAAACTATTTGGATTAAAAGAAAAACTCAAGAAAGATTATCTTCCATTAAATGCTAGAATCATAGATATTACCGGCGAAGGAGTTTATTTTGGTATCTATAAAAATAGATTATGGATAGACAATTTAAAAATAGACGAGCTACACCAGGGGATAGATCTAGATCTTGCATTTACACCGGATTATGGATATGTTGAGGACTTAAGACCTTTTTATCTCAGACCTAATAAATACATTCCTTTCGTTCCTTTTGTTGGCGAAAATCCTTCTTCTTACAAATACACTACATACGGAAATGATGTAGAACCTAAAGCAACAAATCCCATATTCACCGGAATTGAATCTAAAAAATTAGCGGATTCTATTAAGCTATTTTACGAAAGAAGAAACAGCGGGGAAATAAAACATAGATTAGGCGACGGAGATAGTAAGAATAATGGTTACTTTAAATTATTTGATGGACAAAGATATGAAGTACCTGCAGGATTTCCAACAGTTTTAGAAGTTACAACATTTAATATAAGTTGGGATGAAATAGGTAATCATTGGAATGCGTTAGAGAATAATTTTGCAACATATTCAACATCATTAGCTTCTTGGGATGACACTGGTTATACTGGTGATGGATTAATAGATTCCTCTTTAAGCTTTACGTTTGACACTGCAACAGAATTCGGTACATTATTTAGCGTAACATTACCTGATGGATTAGATTTTTTACGTCCTAGTACTGGATCTGTTCAATTAAAATTCACATCAACAGACGATGATTCGTTTCAGTTTCTTTGTGAGGTACAGAACGGGACAATCCCCGGAACATATTATGATGAAACAACAGGAGAAACCCCTTTAAAGATTCTTTCGTCAAAGGGGGATGGAATAATGGACACCTGGAAGGTTGAACTGGTTAATTCGTTCAGTGATCTTTTAGATTTTGAATATTATGACTATTCATTTAATCCTGGCGGATTCTATTCGTGGGATAATCTGAGATTTGCTGGATTCTACGAAATAGAATGGACAGTAATTAAAAGAGGTGAAGTACCCTTCTATTACGAATTTAGAGGCGCTATAAGCGACTATTATAAATTGCCAATCATACTACCGTATGATGGAATATACTCCGTTAAATGCAGGGTATGGGATGGCTTCAATGATATTTGCACAGTTAACTATGAAAATTGTATAGAGGTTAAGAAAAGGGAAATTGAATTAACCAATATTGCTAGATTTAGGGAGGCCGAAGTTTATACCTGGGAGAATACTAGACAAAACTGGGACGATTATATTTCTATGTGGTTATTTCCTGTAGAGAACGGAAAAGACCCTGGTATTATTTCAAATCAGATATTAAATCCTGCTGAATATGGCAATCAATTTAACGAAGGTCAAGAATGTAAGGTTTTAAAAACCTACGAAGAAACAATAGGGTCAGGGACGTGTGAATTTGGATTACAAACTATTCAGATTGATACTATAAGTAGTGATTATCCAGGAGGGGGTAAAGGCCCTGCTATTATCACAATAGATCCAGCATATCTTCCGCATGGTTTTTCTGCAGGTGATGATGTTCTTTTAATAGATAATTATAATCAGCATATACAATCCTCTTCAACTAGCACATTTACTTTAGGAGCAGGTGGAACATTAACAGTTGATACTGGATTAGATTTTATAGCAGGAAAAAAAGTTAGAATATCTCATAATTATGGAAAATATCAAATAAGTGAGATAGTATCATATGATCCAGTAACGGGAATTCTTGTTTTTGGTACGCCAACAAAGGTGTCAGGGAGAGGCACTAAAACGTTTACCGCAGTAGCAGGATTTAACTTTTTTCTATTTCCGTATAGAGTTGGATATGTTGAGGTTTTAATAAACAACGTATTAACTTCGCCGTCGAATTACAGTGCAACTGATGGTGTGGCTGTGTTTTTAAATTCTGGGTATTCTGCCGGCGATTCTGTTAAAATAAGAGAGATTATAGGTCCATATAATCAATGGGAAGTATCATCTCAAAATTATTCTGGAAATTATACGATTTCATCTGTGACTAATGATGGATTTTACATTCCTTTAATTTTGGACGGAGCAGTAAATGCCTCAGATTTCACTTTAACCGAAATTGGATCAATCACTATTAATTACGAGGGAAAAAGATTTACTAAGGTTGATTTTAACGGAAGATTAGATACTACACTGGGTAATCTAATGAGTAAATTTAATAATTCCAAAAAAGACCCAGCATTTGCAATCGATACAATCTTCAATGATTCTGATATCGTGAATGCGTTAGTACAGGAATGGAAAGATGTCACATTTAAAGCACCAATAGGATCAGGAAATTCTTTCAATGGTAAATATCTAGATATTATTACTACTGGTGGTCTATTTTTATATGATGGACAAAATCCGGTAAAATCATTAAGCGTTGAAATAAGCGGAGGTGTTAATCCATATAGCCAATATGTCGATTATAATTTTAATGGAGATCTTCCGGTTGAAAATATAAGATATTACGGAACCAAAAAATTAGATTGGGATGCATTTGATATTTTAGAATGGGATAATTTATATGCACAAACCTGGCAGTTTTACGATTATCATAATGATTGGCTAGGAGGATTTTCTTTGTATAATCTTCAAGCAGGTGATAAAATAAGAGTTGGTGCTAGCACCAAAGGAATAGTTCTTGGTAACGATACTGATGATAATAGTCCTGGATATTTAGATTTAAGAGAAGCTTGTAATCAATTAAATGCTTCTAAGGATAAAGGAATTTCTAAATTTTATTATGAAGTTAGAGGATTCTCTAAACTTCCTGGAAAATTTGATATTGATGGCAGCACCGAAAATTCACCTTTAACGTGTTTAGCAATACCTTATAATGAAGAAACTGAATCTTATGATCTTCAAGAAAATCCTTATGTTGTTGAGGGACCAACATCTATAGTTCAGGATAGAAATGGCGATATTATAATGGGAGGAGAATCTTCTATTAAATTATTTAGATCCCCTGATGATATAGATGTTTTTGATATTGCAACAAGATTCCCGGGATCTACCCCAAGAAAGGTGTTAACTGATGAGTATAATAACTGGTGGTGTTATGGTGATTATGCTAATATACCTTTATTAATATTTGATAGAGAAAATCCAGAAAATACTAAAATCTTTACATCTCAACCAATTGCTGATTTTGCTAGGCCTGATTTAAATTTTATAGTTCCTGTTCCGGATGATCAATTTCAAGTGATATCTTTGGCTGTTGATGCTTTAAGTGAAAACTTTGTAATGTATATAAAATACTTCCAAAGTTATAGTGTATCTCTACCTGATTCAGTGTTTAGACTAGTAGAATATAATGCAGGATCTCAGGAATTTAATACAATATCAACGGTAGGACCTATTTGGAATGTTAATAAAATATATGATCAAGGAAGTGTAGTAAGTTATCTTGGTAATTCGTATCTTTCTTTATTGAATACAAATCATCAAAGAAACCCTACTGCTTATTCTGATTACTGGGAAAAAATCTATCAGCCTAATCCAGGTGTTGTTGATTTAACCCTTTATTATATCAGACAGATGAAGTATCATTATGTTGGAAAAGAATCTGAACTTTGGATAGCAACAAACGATGGTATTAAAATCTATGACGGAATTAAGATTAAAACTATCAATACCGATAATTCAGGTCTTCATTCTAAAGACATATATTCCATAACATTTGATGAAGTTGGTGGTAAGTGGATAGGAACAAGTAACGGAATAGCATATTATGATAATGGAAGATGGGGATGCTGGACGCCCGCATCAAATCCTGAATTACCAATAGGCAGATCTAGAAATATAATTAATTTAGGAAACGGAAGAATCTTTTTCATGCTTCAGTATGGATCTGGTCTTTATAAACTGATTTATTTCAATGGCATTAATTTTATTGTCTATGATAATAATCCAGGAACATCTGAAGGATTTTCACCTGGATCCGGTGCTGATAATGATTATGAAGATCTATATTTAGTATTAAATAAAACTAAATTTATCGATGGCAAATTCACAAGATATGTTAACGATCTATTTTATCTAGGTGATTCTTTAAGAGGTGGAGATCCTTATGTCGATCCTTCTTATTGGGATATAACATATGTTGGATATTTCTCAAACGGAAATAATGTATTCTTAAAAAAGATAAATTATCTAGTTCCGTATGTTCATGCTTCTTCAAAATCTCCAGGAATGTTAGGATGGGAGTTTATTTATCATCTTTCGTTTAGACCTTATGCTGATCCTATTTATATCAAGAATAAAGGATTGGGAGATGTTGAGATTAACTTTAACTTAATTATTGGTCCGTTATATACATCTTCAATTAATATAGGTAAAGATCCACAACTTCCTTATGTTGATAGAACAAGCTGGAAATTACCAGAATGGATCAAGTATGATTTTAATGACATTATAGATTCCCACCCAGGAATTGATAAGGATGATTTATTCTTAGATGCTCCTTTGAGAGATATTATTTCAGGGAAAGCTAAAGCCGAAACGTATTGGAGAAATTCAAATGTTATAAGAAGTGCAGCAAGGGATACTGGAAATCTAATTGATAGCTTTGAATGGGTAATTAAAATTGGTGATTCTTCTGATGACAGAGGAACTAAAATATTTATAGACAGTGAAGGATATGTCTATGCAACTGGTTACTTTAACGGAAATGCATATTTCGGAGCAAAGAATAATTTACCGAGCGGAGCGAATACAACTCTTCCTTCTCCAAACAATCAATCTATATTTGTTGTTAAGTATAATGAATATGGTGTTGTTCAATGGGCAAGAAAATATGGAGGAACCGATTCCGTAACATCTTCGTCCGATTCTGTTAACGATTATTCATATACCCCTACAGGTATAAAAGTAGATCACCTAGGAAATGTAATAGTTATCGGATATAAATCGAAGACTAGAAATAATACTACAAACGAAAAACCTACAAATATTTTCTTGAAATGGGATTTTAATGCCCATCCTTTAATTTCATCTACTCTTTTTGATCCTTCTAGTAATACAGCTGATGATACTATTAAAGATCTTGCTATTGATAGAGTAGGTAACACCTACATAACAGGAGTTTATAAAGGAACCTTAACCTCTGGATTAAATTCAATAACATCTTCTAATGATAATTATGAGGTATTTATTGCTAGAGTAGAGGATGATGGTTATATAAAATGGCTTTATAAAGCAGGGACAGGTGGAAATGAAACAAACCCTTCTATCCAAATCGGAAACTCGTTTGAAGATCTTTATTTAGCATTTAATACTACAGACGGATCTTCACAAAAAATAGTTTTAAATAGATATTCTAGTTATGACTTTGACCTTCAATGGAGCAAAGATATAGTTAATACCAACTACGGAGGAATCCCAGTATCTCCTAGAATTAAGGTATCAAGAAACGGTGAAATAGCATTGGGTGCAACATTCTCAGGATCTCTATCATCAAACGGTAATACGATAGATTCTAACGGTGATTCTGATATTGCTATATTTAAATTTAATGGATTTAGAACATTATGGGCTAAAAACGTAGGATCATCTTCTGCTGATTATTGCCAGGATGTCGATATAGATTCAGAAGGAAGTATATTCATATTAGGATCTTACGGAGGTAAATTAATAGCATCGCCTGAAATATCATCTCCTAATTATTATCCTTCACCTCAGGGTAATCTAGATTTAATAATGTTTAAGTATTCTAATGTGGGAACACTTCTTGATGTAGTAGATGCAGGGGGAATAGCTAAAGATGAAGGAATTTCTCTTTCTATAGATAAGGATGATAATATTTATTTAACAGGTTATATCTCTGGACAATCCCAATTCTCTAACTGGATAACATCACCTAGTGGTGGAGAAGATGCTTTTGTTGGAAAAATATCTAATTTAAGATATCAAACAGGAAATAAGAACGGAAACGTATTTTCTTGGTTCGGCTCAGGATCTTGGCAAGCTGGTGAATCTAAAATATTCAAAGAAGAATTTGAAATTCCAATCGGAACAACAGTGGTATTTAATCCGATAGATTCTTTAATTCCTGGAAAGAAAAATCACGTATGGAAATTAATATATGATGGCTCTGGTGAAGAAATCATAAACATTAAAGATGCCCAGTCATTTATATGGACTTTTAATCAGCCAGGATTTTATACAATCTACTCTTCTGTTGAAGACAGTAATGGAAACGTTTCGGTTCATGACAAAAATGGATACATTAGGGTTATAGATCATAAAAACCCACCACCAGGAGAATCAGTATTGTCTGTGACAAGTGATACCTTTAGAAGAAGATCAATTTACGAATTAGGATCCAAACCCCAATTAATCTAATTATCTGTCGTTGTATTCTGTGTAAACACTAAGGATTTCAGGAACTATAGGATGTCTGTGATTTTTCTTAAGAGAAATAATTTGAACACCAGGTACTCTAGCAGCAATTGTGTTAAGAAAATCAAGTCCTGAATCTTTTTTAGCTTTAAGATCTATTTGAGAAATGTCCCCACATATCATAATCTTTGATGCTACTCCAAGTCTACCCAAGACCATTTCCATTTGATTGTTTGTCACGTTTTGTGCCTCGTCCAAAATAACGCAGGAATTAAGAAATGTTCTACCTCTCATAAAAGGAAACGGAAGTATCTCTATTACATTATTTTCTACCAGTTTGTCTATTTTTTCTTTATCATAAAGCATATAAAGATTTGAATAGATCGGTGCTAACCAAGGATCCATTTTTTCTTTAAGATCCCCAGGCAAAAACCCAATATCTTCTTTTGCTACTGTTGGTCTAGTGATGATTATTTTTTCAGCTTCTCTGTTGAAAAGTAGATCTAAAGCAATTTGACAAGCTAATAAGGTCTTTCCTGACCCTGCCATTCCCCTGATTACTGTGACTGGATTCTCTAAAATTAGTGATTTTGCTTCTTTTTGTTCCTCGTTTAATTGAATTTGGAACTTAATGGGACCTTTAACTTTCCCTTTTGTAGGCTGCTGTTCTTTGGATTCTCTTTCCATAAATGTTTTGGGTTTTTTGATAGAAACTAATATATGTTTTAGTGTATGATCTATGCATGAATGATTTATTTCTTCGTTCAAGCTTATTTGATATATATATTCAGAATAAAAAATAGCAAATGATTACTATACAGGAGATCTTAGGGACGGATTCAATTGCAGCTTCAAGGCTGACAATTAATTCAAATTTTCTATTAGTTGAGAATGAAATCAACGATTTAGAGAACATTTTTAATATAAATGTGGTTACGGGAGCTATGGACATCTCCCAGGCAACTAGCGGACAGTTTAAAGCTAAGACAGTTTATGCAAATCAGGCAGCTTTCCCTGCATCTGGAACACCTACCGTGAATATTTACGGAACAGGTGCAAGTGCAGGTAATGCCTCTTTCTCTGGAACTGTTTCAGCAACACAATTAACTCTGTCTGCAACTGGTACATTCAATCAAATAAATGCATCGGGTCCAGCTGTTTTTGGCTCTACTGCTAGATATGATGGAGCAGTAACCTTTAATTCGTCAATTACCAACGGCCCAACTGGTTCTTATATTGAAAAAAATGCTACAGGAGCATCAGGTTCAACTAATGCGTTTATCTCCCCACTTAGTGGTGGTGGTGGTGGTATTACAGGTACCTTTAGTAATCCATACGCTCTAACTTTAAATGAGAGCGTGGTTTATATTGATGCTGGTTATGTTAGCACTGCTACAGGCGATGCTGGGTCCGATATCGGATTCTTCTTTTATGTTGCTACAGGAACTGCACCATCGGGAACACCGCCTTCTATTCCTCAAGGATTTAGATTAACGTTGATTAATACCAATGGCGCTGGAGGAAGAATAGCTACAGGGTTAACTGGACCAGGAGGAAGTACGTATTATACAGGATTTAATACTCTAGCAAACGGGGGAGCATGGGCTTCTAAAGCATTATCAGTGCCTTCATCGCTTCCTTATAAAACTTCTGTTACTCTTCAGTGGGAAAATAGAATAGGAAAAGGTGGCACGTCACAAAATGGATCTTGGGTAGCTATATCTTCTTCGGGATATGTCGGAAACGATTTTAGCGCAGGAACTGGAGCATAATATTTAATAAAATAAAATCGAATGGCGAAAACCCCATTTATTAGGCCCTTACAAGTACAGGGTGGAACTTTTTACACATTTAGTTCTGCTGCAGAGGATCTTGCATTAACATTTAACAATACAGTAAATAAATTTAGATTTTCAAAATATGTTCTTTTGAATATTCCTGAATTTAGAGAGCCTCTGTATGGCGAAAATAGTATTTTATTCAATACCATAGATTCCTCATTTTTGGATGTTGCTGAGGATTCTTTTACTATAGTAGACCCTAATAATCTTAGTCCTAATTTAGAAATATCATTTCAGAATTATTGTTTAAATCTGGAAGCATCTTTGGCTTCTAGCGAAAATTATAATCCCACATTAAAAAGAAATGTCTCTGAAAGAGTTTTTTGGAAGTGGATGAAAGAAATGGGTGCTATTAGATTTAGACCTGCAAATTCAAGCGAAGTTATTCCAACATTAGATCAAAACTACACAGGTCTCTCTGGAGGATTTCCTTATTCAGATAAAAGATGGACAGAAGAGGATGATTATTCAACGGGAAACGGAAGTTCTATACCAAGATATTCTAGAATTGTTAAATATATTGGAGAGTGTGATATAGTTAACTCTGTACAACACAAGAATAATTCATACTCCGAAGTTTATATACACGTTCCAACAAGCGACGGACATACTCCGTTGGTCATGTTTAAAACAAAAGCCGACGAAAACTATTATCCTGGACAAATATTAACACATTCTCCTAACGATCCGTTAGACACTGAATATTTACAAGGAAGAAGTCACAATATAGGATTATATGGTCCTAATGGATTTCCTACACTTGCAATTTTTGATCAGGATGTTATAGGTCAGCCAGGAATAACGGGAACTAACGCAGCTGGAAATGAATTTTTTACCCAATGGTATTATCCAAGAAACGTAGCCAATTCATATTATACAGATTCTTCTTTTTTCAGTTCAGATACTGATACAATAACTAAATATTTAAAAAACGGAACATACGAGGTAGGATATAAAAGAAATAGATTAGACGGAATACAATTAGATTTCAATGCGGATAACTATAAACCAATAGTTGATAATCCATCTATTAGCACGATGGACGAATTTAACGGAACAATGGATTCTGCTTCTTTTGAATTTAATGCGATACTTCTTTATTATGATGTATACGATCCTAATAATCCAGCAGATGCAGAAACAAATCTTTACGGTATTCTATTCCTTGAAGACATTGAGCCAATTTCAAATTCTGCAGGAAGAATACCTACATTCAAGAAATACAAGCCAGATCCGATTACCAAACTTAACGGTAATTCATATGGCTTAAAGATAAATCTTAAATTTGATACCGATGTAGATAGCACTGGGGTTGAACTAGCAGTTAATGATTATTCATCATTTTCTCTTTCCATGTTTATGGATGCTGCTAATGTGCTTCAGGAGGCTTCTAGAACACTTAATGATCAATCACTTGAAATGATCAATGTTGCTAGTAGAGTAACAGTTTTGGAGGATCTAGTTGTTACTATGGATGATAATACCTCCATAGGTGCAAGATTAACCTCATTAGAAAATGCTATGGTTGCTAATCAGGCATTATTTAAAAACACCCAGGATATTTTAGGTCTAATAGAAAGAAATTATTCACTGACTAACGATCTTTTAAACGGAAGAACTAATATCAAGCTTTCTTATGACCTTGATCTTATTAAAAGTGGAGAAGGTATTAATGTTGATAGATCAGTACAAAACAGACTAATACTTAATAATACTGTACAACATTATAATATTTCTGAAGATACTAATTATAATTTTACAATAAACGAAACTAGTGGTAATACATTAGTGCTAAATCCTTTTAACAATTATTACAAACATAGCAATTTTGGATTAACCATCACATTGACTAATGATGTTATTATAAGAATTGATGACACAAACAGTCAATGGAAAAAAGGCCAAACTATCAGATTGGTTTTTGATGACAAAATAGTTCTTGCTGGTAATAATATTCTTATGTACACAGATACAAAAGGAATATATCCGTTGAGCTCACCATCGGGGGTTGCTTATAGCAAACTAGTTGGGGGTTTCACACAAAGCATATTTGATTCTGCAGGCAATAAACCTATATTTGATATAGTTTGTGTCGACGAAAAGAATTTAGCTTTCGAAATAGATCAAATAAGATAAAATGGCAGGTACTAAAAATTCAATAAGTTCTTTATTAGCTCAGTTTTTGAGACTTCAGAAAAATTCTCTGGAGATTATTAATAAGCTAAGTAATGCTACAACTTCTAAGCAAGACACAGTTAATGTGGAATTTCTTGATGATAATAACGTCACGAGCATTATTCCAATTCCTTCTTGGGGTTACATTACAAACGAGATTAAGAGATTAGATTCTAACATTAAGACGTTAAGTGGGTTGGATGATGGGAATGCGAATGTTAGAAATGCAGACGGTACAGTTTCCCGAATTTATCAAACAAAACCTTTATTAGATCCTGTAGCCCCTAGTAATTTACAGGTACCTTCTAATTTTAAATTTAGAAGTAATCACTTCTTTGAAAGCTTTTTAAATCCTCTTCTTTTTGTATCATTCAGTTTGGATGGTCAGGTTGATGCTGGTACAAAAAGGGTTTTTATAAAAAGAATTATTGCTAACACAACAACGGATTCACAGAAAAATTATTTCGATACTAACTTAAAGGGAAGAAATGATATTTCAGATTCAGATTTTATGAATGCCCTTTACAATCAGGGAATAACATATACAATAGACGAAAATCCGGAAGATCTACCTTTACAAGTTATAAGATACAGCGGAACTTTTTCTGTTCTTAGAGTTTTTGATACAACACTACCCGTAACTGTTAGTGGTCAAATTATTAATCAAACGGTTAGAAAATATAAATTAGATATAATTACATATAAAGATCTAATTTCAAGTTCATTAAATGCAGATCGCCAACTTAAAACTGGAGACGTATTAATGACAATAGGAGGAAGTAAATTTGAAATTACAAACGTAGATCTTTCCGAGTCTACTGTGGTTTTAAAAAGACTTAATGGATACGAACCAGTTCCTATTGGAAATAATGCACTCGTTTTAGCATCAGAAATGCTTTCTCCCCTTCAAGTTAATGTTAATATAGGTCATGATGAGAGACAAGCTATTTTTATTAAGTCAATAAATGACGAGAAACATGTAACAGGATCATCATATAGCAGAGGCGTAGTTTTTCATTCTAATGAGATGATGATTAATACCTCAGAAGGAACAATGACACTTGATGAATTTTATAAAAATCAGGTAGCAGATTTTGGATCGCAGTTCTTAGCTAACACTAAAGAGAAAACAATACCTTCTGTTTATGGGTTAACCCCAAATTCACCAACTGTAGATTCTGCTAATTTTAAGGTTGTACAAATCAATAAGCAAATAACTCAGACAAATACTTCTGATAAGTTTACGAACACTGTACAAACAAAAGTTAAACTTCAGAATGAGATAGATGCCCTTAATAAATCGATTGACCAAGCTAGAAGTGAAGTTGCCCAATTGGTTACAACATCGGTTACATCTTCTAATACGTCTAGTAGAGAAAGTTTAATTACTAAGATTGATACTTTAACAAGAGAAAAATCAACGAAGACTGCATTGTTACAAACGGTCATTCAAGATTTAAATAATATATCTTCTACCTCTCCTGAGATTTCAGAAACACCAAAGTATAGAGTTAGAGGATTTTGGCCTATACCTTCCCCGATTACCGATGGTAAAACTGGTAATCAAGATGTTATTCAATTTAGAGTTAGATATAGATATTTGACTAAACAAGGAAATTCTACAGCATCTGATGAAATTAAATTCAAAGACAACGACGGAACAGAAAGAAGAGCAACATATAGTAACTGGGTAGAATACAAAACAGATATTAGAAAGAAAGGTTACAATAGTACAACTAAGAAATATTACTGGTTAGATGAGGACGTTCAGAATGCTGATGTCCCTAATATTAACCAATTGGACATTCCTATAACAGCAGGAGAAAAAGTTGAGATTAAAGTTGCTTCTGTTTCAGAAGCTGGCTGGCCTACTAATCCATTAGAATCTGATTTCTCAACCCCAATCACTATTGGATTTCCGGAAGAATTAACTACAGCAAGTGGAAACGAGCAATACGTCAAACAAAATTCTAATGATCAGATTTTAGTTTCTTTGCAACAAGATCTATCTGCTAAAGGTTTGGATTCACACTTATCAACTGCTTTTAATAGTGGCGACAAATATTACTCACACGTTGCTGATACTATTTCTTCTGGATTTTTTGATGGAACAACAGGTAAAGCTTTAGACCTTTATCAAAAGCTACTTTCAATGGATCAAGAAATTGCATCACTTAAAGCTCTGATTGCTGTTGCTAAAGGTGTACTATCTGTTTATGTTACATACGGTACAGGAGCAAATGCTACTTCAATCAACGTTAAAAGAGGATCTTTAGTAGAACTATTTGCTGGATATTATAGCGAACTTCTAGATCTTACTACAGACACATCTAAGTGGGGAAAGATCATTTCAAATTCTTACACAATAGAATTAAGAAACGATACAGCTTCACCACTAGAACTATCATCGTCTATCCCTGGAGGACAAAGTATTATTGCTCTTTCCAGTGGTGCTACAGGAGACGGAAGTGCAGACTACAAAAACTTTAGAAAATATGATTTAACCCCAATTTCTTTAACTAGTGTTAAATCATCTGATATAACAGTTGGATTGATTACGGTTTCTACTTTTGTACATGCTGCTCCGTTCCAATCTGCAAATTCAAATTCACAATTCGTTTATACAAGATACAAATCGGTTGGATATGATGAAGATTTATTTTTTCAGCCAATAACAAATGTGGTGTGGAATGAAGACACCGGAATTTCTGGTCAACCAGTACATCACGGAACTATACTTCCTTTCAATCCGACTGGAGCTACCACACCTGGATCTTCCAATGCAAATGTTTGGTCTGGTACGTATAATGCAGGTGCTCCTGTTGGTAGTGGAAAACTTAATGAATTATGTGTTCATATAAGCCATCCTGCTATAACATATGAGGCAACACAGTCTTCTCCTAAAACGTTTAAAGAATTGGTTAAACCGGCTCAGCCTTCACCAGGATCTAAGGGGTTTGTATATCCCGAATTTAGACATGCAGCAGGATTTGAAGCAGCAATAACCGACGTTACCCCTCAATATCCTTCTAATCAGACTAAGCCTTATCAGCAATTAGGCTATACCTTAATTAAAACCAACGTTTACGGAATTGGAGGTGATAATCACTCTTATCCGGAAAAATTAGGATTTTCAACCAACGATGAGTATCTGATAGGAAAATATTCATGTGGAGCTTATCTGTTTATGGCACCATCTAGCCATGCACCTATTCAAGTAGAAGGATCAACTTCATTAGCAACTAAGGTACTTTCACCAGGAGCTCAAAATGCAATAGTTATACCGGTTTTATTTCAAATGAGATGTCAGGACAAGCTAGGATATATTGGAGGATATAGAGCCAGTGGAACAATTAGAAATATTACCTATACCAAAAGAATAGGGATAGATATAAAGGTAAGTAACGAAGAGATATTCTCTTTTGATTTATCAGTTTCAGGAAGCTATACTAAATCTGCTTTAGCTTCTCCTACTTATTCAAGTTTCAAGGATACGTTAGGAGTTAAGAGATTTAACAACTAAAAAGGATAACTAAGAATGGCAGAGAAAAAAGACAAGTATAAATCTTCCTTCGGTATTATAAGAGCTAATCCCAGAATTTCTGGTAATCTTAAAATTAGCGTAGATTCCACCGAAAATATCTGGTTAAATTCTATTGATTCGAATGATGAAATGTCTAAGAATCAATATAAAGGATATAGACTATCCTCGGAAGGGAATTTTGCTCATGATGTATATTCTTTTTTTAATAACGGAAAAACCCCAACCAATTTTATATTCGGTGTAAGGGGTGAGGAAACTGTTAAAGAAAATTTTGTTTCAGCATTAGTTGATCAGTATGATGGATTTTATCATACCGGTGTAACCCCTTTGGTCTCTGATGTTTATAGCGAAAGTTTTTCGTACTTAGCCCCTTTATGGTTAGGTAAGGATATACCAAAATATTTCGTTGTTTTTAGAATAGACGACCCTATAGATTTTTCATATGTTGTAAAAGTAACCTCGTTAGAAGTTGGTAAAAATTATAAAGTTATAGAAGACTATGGTATTGATACAACTACATTAACATATCAACAGTACAAGATAAAAAGTGATGGTAATGAATACTCCTCTGGAAGTATATTTACCGCAACACTAACCGATTTTACAATAATTTCTGGAACGGGAAGCGTAGTATTACTAGATTCTAATTACAACGTTCCAAATGTTGGAGATATACAAACCCATTTTATAGAAAATATACTTCCTAAGTCTTCTATAGTTTCTACTTTTTCCCTGCAGAAAGATAGTAAAATAGGAAAGTATATTAGAAATATACAAAATAATTCAGGATACACACAATCACTAATTGATGTTAGATTTGAAAAAAACGCATTAAGTACTTATAATGGTGTTTCTGTACCCGATGGTGTTTATTGTAAAAAGGGAGAATATTTAAATTCTCTTTTTACTAATGATTCCACCATGATAGAATTTGATCAGATTATAACGGATGGATTTAAAAGAAATGATGTCATATCATATAATCTTTTAAATCTAGAATTTTTATTTGATGATAGTGATGCAGATCTTTATACCATTAATAGATATTATGGATTATATGTAGATGATATCCCTACCGGAAAATTTCAATTATCTGGTGATCTTTTTTATGATAAATCTACTAGCAAAGGAAATTTTCCTGAACCTAAATCTTCTTTGCAAATTTCCAAACAAATGCTTAATTCTTTCTATCAAAACAATGATAATGGGATTAGACTTTTTATGGATCCTGATTCTAAATGGGGTCATATACCATCTTCCGAAAATATACACGTTGATGATAGACTTAAGTATTTTTATATAAAAGATAAGAATAATAAGTTCTATTCATACAAACAAGTAAAGGATCACAGTAGCGATACATCAAACCTGAATGAATGGGGAGAAAATACGGACCAGAATGATTTAATAATTTTAAAAAACAAGACTTTAGATGTTTCAGTTTTTGCTGGTATAGATAAAACTAAAACAAAAGAGTACAAAGGGATATTAGCAAAAACCGGTGGCAGATCCTATATGGTTATTAAAATATCAGGTGAGTTACTTCCGAATGATGCTATTGTATTATACCATCCTTTTGGGGAGAATAAAATAGGCAATAAAAGATATGATTATTTTGTTGCCTCTGAATTAACTTATGCTATAAACGGATGGGGTCCGGGCAGTCATATTGATGATAGCGGTGCATATTATTTTCACCCATTCGGTACCAATGAAGAAATAGCTAAAGCATTAGCAGGAGCTATTAATAGCGTTAATTATAAGTCATACAAAGTTTTTAATATAGGCGACGAGGTTATTATAAGATCTGAGGGAAGTGATCATAGAAATGATGACGTTTTTTCAGTTTTTGTATATAAAGATTTTTACGCTAAAGAAAAATTTGATAGAAGAGGAAAAATATATCTTAATAGCGTTGATGGCATAGATCTTACTAATTATTTAAATTTTATTGGAGGTTCTGAACATAATAATACTAGGGTTAAAATAAAGGCTGAAGACTCAAATAAATTATCTACTGAGACAAGTTATATCAGGACAAATTTTGGTCTATCTAAAGTTAAATTTGTAGGAAAATTTATAGATGAAACTGAAGATGAATTATCATATTATACTATTAAAGACTATACAAGTCATGCAATAGTAGAAATCCAGGATAATACACACACTATATTATTAGGGACTAGTAATACTATCATAGTCGAAGAGCTTGTTGAAATAGAAACTGGGGTATTTTCTATGTATGGGGTTAAAGATCTAGATATAGATTTTTGGTCAAGTACATACGGTAGAACACCGACCGAAGAATACTATAGATATATTGACATACAGCCGGATGGAATATCTACAATTTACCCAGGAATAGATTATGCAGTAGCTGGAGGAACAAGCATATTATATAATGGTACAACCTACGGACCTAATTCTGATTTTATTTTCAGAGGGGTAACAGGATCAACTAGTTATAAACTTCTTGGTCAGTCTAATCTTGCAAGATTTAATGTGGTACCTACCATGTATATTAATTCACCATTGACTATATCTGGGGGAAATAACGATCCACATATAGACCTTGATAAATTTCCAGGATTTCTTGGAATTCAAGATATTAAATTTCTTGATGATGCTTCCTCTATTTACACCAAGAAAGATCAGATGAATTTTGGTAAGGTTGATACTGAATATGATGTTTTAAAAGAAAATTATTTAAGAAATTTCGTTACACTATCTAGAATAACACCCTATATTACTAAATGGGTTTATAATGGAGGTGTAGATGTTAGAGGCAACGATTATAGGCTTAATTCTAGTCCTGCATTTACCCCTTTAAATTTCTCTCCTAGCTTCTTTGGGCAAAATAGAGATCCTTTATATTTTACAAATGAATGGTATTTATTAGAAAATCCTCCAATAGATTCTCCAGCTAATCTTTTAAAAAATAGCTCAAGCTATTGCGTAGGAAATATTGATATGGAATCTATTAAAAATGCAGATCCTTCACTAGAAGATTATTTTGTAAATTATTTTACTATAGACGGTGAAGATTTTTATAATCTTAATAATATTAAATTTAGTGACGTTAGAAATAGACCATCAGATCAATTATACACTTATTTTTCTTATGATTCTGCTTCTGGATTTTCAGAAACTCTTTTTAGAGGGGTTAAAGTTAGAATTAAAGAAAGAACCGATGCATCTCTTCAGACTAAAGAAAAGAATCTTTTCAAATTAAATGATTCAAAATTTGAAGGATATAAATTCTCATGTGTATTAAAATCTATAGATGATCCTGATCCATACACTGTAACATCTCCATTAACTTTTAATGTTCATCAGAACGATCAATTTAAGACGGTGACACTTGTAATAACCATCGTTAACAACGATCTTAGATTCGTAGACCCTGTAAAATTTAGAACTATTATTGGAAATGTAAACGGGGATGCAAATAAAGTTTTTGAAACTGCTACAGGATCTTGGTTTTATAATGCTACTGGAATATATGGCGGTGTTGATTATTTTGGATTATACTCAGTTAGTAGTAAATATAAACATGGTGTTTCACTAGGATCGGGTAGTACCGAATATGCTAGATTGAATAACGGTGGATATCTTTCCTCTAATATAGGAAATGTAAAATTAACTTCAGCATTAAACGTAACAAGAAGGGCAACTATAGGATTTTCTTCTTTAGTTGACGAAACAACAACAGCAGGATCTGGAATTGTTGCAATTGCAGTTAATCCTAATTATGATACTGATTTAAGAGAGGAGGTTAAATTTTTCGACCCAATAACTCCTGTTATAGGAACTGGATCAAGACCTAGTACGTTTAGATCTCCATACACTTTATTTTCTCCAAGGCCTGATGTTAATGGAGGATATTGGTTCAGAACCCCTTGGATTTCTGGTGTTGGAAAGAACTATGTCAATTATAGCGAAGTTAATTATACTGCAGGTGTTGGGTATTTCTTCGATTTTACTAGCTTGGGATATCCATTTTTTAATGGATACACCAATGTTCCTATTAGTGCTTCTTATAGTTCAATGAAAGATAGGGCTGCTTATCAATTTTCAGCCGGGGAGAATTATTGGGAAGCATTATTAAATAAGATAACATTCTCTGAAATTTATAGAATATTCATCGAAGACAGTAGTTATATAAACTATACTAAATCTACGTGGGATGATACAACACAAACAACTATAATAACAGATAACACATTTGTTCTTGATTTTGTAAAGCCATCATCTTTTATACAAGATGCTAGAAAAATACCTATAGAGGAAGATTATAAACCAGAATCATATTCAAACACAAATGTTGGATATAAATTAGTTCAGGAGAGTGCAATCACCGAATTCTTTAGATATGGCGGTGGATATGTTCCTAAGTTTAAGGATGTTTTATTATTTGATAATATAAAGAATGATAGGCTTTCAACTGACAAAAATCCTTTAACGTCTCCAAATCCGAATGTCTTAGATGTTTTAGTGAAACTTCAATTAAAAACGCTAACGTCAAAATATTACGGAATAGGGTCTGCGTATGAGATATTAATAGATGGCGTTACAAGAAAAAAATTAAGATTAGTTAAAGGAAATTCGTATAATTTTATATTTGAAAATTTCTCAAGACTTTCTTCTTCTAATTCAGGTCTTAAGAAAAATTTTGCTATCTCCTATGTCATAAATTCTGGCGAATCTTACAATCTTTATACTGATGGATTTTCTTACACCAGCGACACTACAGCCTTATTTGTAGTACCGCAAGATTCACCTGATAAAATCTATTATGAAATAGAGAGCGAAAATTTTGCAGGAGATTCTGCATTAGTTCTTGAATCCTTAGAATATAAAAATGTAACGCTCGGTGTGAATAAAGATTCATTTGCTAAAGTTAAGAATCTTAATTTTTACAAATATGCTAAGTCTAATCCATTTGGAATAGATGCTCAATCCGGGTATAAACCCCAATATCCATTGATAGGAGAAACCCCTATTGATAAAAGGGATATGTTTATTTTTGAGAGTACTTGGGATGCTGGAAGATATAGAGAATACTTTGCACCTACAGCATATCAATATGTTCCAGGAGTGAAGAATATGCTAGAACAAAAATCTTTCTTTGGTAGTAAAGTTATGAAGACCCCAAATCTCATAAAGCAGCCAATGCAATTAAAGTATCCTTCTACGCTGAGCGATGTTTTCAATCTTAATATTGATCTCTATCCTAAATATGAAATTTTATGGGAAGAAACCGATACAGAAATAAAAGCATTATTACTAATAGATAGAACAGCAGTTAAACACTTTCAGGATGGGGGAATAGATAAGAAATTCTCTGAGCTTCTAATTTCTGAATTTGGCGTGGGAAATGAGACTATTTTAACTGATGATGCGGATGAGTATATTAAAAACAACATATTGCCGCAGTATGAAGCCAAAGAAGTATTGGTTTTTGTAAAAAAAATAAAGGTAACGGAGGGTGTAGATCTTCAGCCAGTAATAACCGATTTATCAGATTACCAGAAGATATCTACAGGATTTATTAAATCTGCTAATAATGATATTAAAAAGAGAGGTTCTCTTGCATATGAATATAAATTACAAAAGGATCCTTCCTTTGACTACTCAGTAGCGTTCTCTTTTGTAGTCGGAAAAATATAAGGGAGATATATATAAAAAGTAATACTTAGAGATGCCGAAAATAAACATATTAAATATTCTTGCTGGGGATCAACAAGCAATACTTGTAGACAAGGTAAACTACAATTTTGATCAGATTCTAACTGCAGGCGGTGGACCACAGGGACCTCAGGGCATCAGGGGTGCTACTGGACCTATTGGACCGCAGGGAATACAGGGTCCAACAGGGCCTCAGGGATTAAAAGGAGCTAGATGGTATGTTCAAGTAACAGCACCATCTGCAGAAAATATCTTTCATACACCATGGGGAGAACCTGAACTTGGAGATTATTGGTTAGCAGGAGCAGATGATTCTAATCCTTATGGAATTTATGTTTATAACGAAACCGTACCAGGATCCTTAAATTGGGAATATTCTGGGGTATTCTTTGCTAACACTTCCGCATTTACCCCAGTAGATGACATAAATCAAACTGACGAAAGAGCTTTAATACATGATACATTATTTAGTAATAGATATTCTTTAGTTCTAAGTGATTATGGAGTTACCGGATCTGAAACTGGATTTAAATATAGGGACTTTAATAAATTTGGTATCAATGGAGAAAGAGCTAAGCTTAAAATAGCTACGGATTTTAATTCGCCATTTTTATCTCTTTTATCTTTCGGTAGAGCAAATCTGGATGATGGAAACAGAGCAAACACAGCATATAGTTTAAATAGAAATCCTAGATTTAGATGGAAAAATTTAACAGGAAGTGATTATCATCTAGAGTTCTTTTCACCAACCGGTGATTATTATGTAAGCACCCCTAAATTTGTTATAGGGGGAACTGCTTCTAATTTTTCTGTTACAGGTTATAATGCTACAGGAGATATGTTCAGGCTTACGACAAGCTCAACTACTTCTGTAAATCCTAGTAAATATTTCTTTGGCTTTGACTCTGCTGGATACGCAACAAAAGGATTACCATACAATCCAACAATAAGTGCAGGTATTCTTTCTGCTGATGCAAATAATTTGGATTATTACGAAGAAGGGGACTTAAAGGGAATATTTCAATTAAAAACATTCTCTGATGTCAGTGGCTGGAACAACACTCCAGACAATATTTACAAGAACGTAAAAGCTGCATACACAAGAATAGGAAATATAGTTCATATAGATTTTACTATTAAGGTAGATGTTCCTTCTTCGATCGGTCCATTCCTTGGTCCTGATGCATATCTGTACATTAAAGGATTCCCATACACGCCCGATTATAGCGGGTTAAATTTATTTAGTGGAAGTTTATCAATATCAAATTATACTAACCCTGTAATGCCTTTAATTCCACTAACTGGAATTTCATTATCGGGAGGAGTAACAACATCAATATTTGGTGCTTTTGCTAAAACATCGGATGGATTAGAAGATAGACTGTTCCTTTATAATAATTCAGGAACAAACCTAAAGGCAGACTCAAATCTTCCGGTAGGAGCTTGTTATATTTATGGAAGTTTTACGTACAAAACATTAGCCTCTGCTAGGGTTAGTACTATACTTCCTTCTCCAACTCCTCCTCCACCAACAACGCCAGCACCAACGCCAGCACCAACGCCAGCACCAACGCCAGCACCAACGCCAGCACCAACGCCAGCACCAACGCCAGCACCTGATTATTCATTCGAGTGGGAATATGCAAATTATGTTGCAGGACCAACGCCAGCACCGCCAGCACCAACACCTGCGCCTACGCCAGCACCAACGCCTGCTCCTACACCAGCACCAACGCCAGGACCAACACCAGCACCAACGCCAGCACCAACACCTGCGCCTACGCCAGCACCAACACCTGCGCCTACGCCAGCACCAACACCTGCGCCTACGCCAGCACCAACGCCGGCACCAGTGGCATGTAATATAAGTAATCCTAGTTATGTAACAGTGAGCACACCTACTCAATATGGAACAATTTATCTTGCATCAGACAGAAATATCACATTACAGGTATTTGGAGGAGTAACATATTCAGGTAGCAATTATGGATACCTTACAATAACTGGATATGGTGGAACACCAAATCCAATGCCTAATCAGGTAAGTGCATACGCTGGATATGGTCAGTATACAACAATTGATCTAGGATTACCTGCAGGATATTATAGTTTCTTGCTGTATATGTCTGCTAACGGATCTTCTGGTCACACTGCTTCTATATCATGTGGAAGTTCAATAACATATAGTCCAACACCTAGTCCAACCCCATCACCTAGTCCAGGAACTAGTGGAGGCGGAGGCGGCGGAGGCGGCGGAATTTCAGGGTTTAATCAAAATTAAATAATAAATGGATTCAAACATGAATAGAGAAATAATATCAGGTGAAGATTTTTTATATCAAAGGGGGACAGTTTCGACTGTCTACCCTTGGTATAGACCATCATATGATTATGTTAGAGATTATTTACAATATCTAAAAGACGAGACAACCGTTTTTGATGAATTTGAAATCTATTTAACAGGTGGTATATTATACGATTTTGATACAACGTGGGATGTTGATATATTTCTAGTTGGTGGCTCAGAGAGCGATGCAAAGATAGAAGAGCAGTTAAATAACATGACGGATATTGCTTTAAATAAATTTTTCATGCTTGTAGATATAGCATGGATGGAAAGAAGACCTTCAAATCTTACATATTCACAAATGGAAGAGAACAATTTTTTTTCAGAGGATATCACATATAAAAAAATAGGACATTTCAAAAAAAAGCTTGGGAACGAAACAGTAGAATGTGATATGAGAATCCTACCAAACTTAGAGACTATAGGAGATTATTTGATAAAAGGAAGTTTTGGTGGATTTAAACACGCTGATAAAATGATAGATAAGGTTAAAAATCATCCTAAGCAAAGTGTAATAATGACATTTAGCGCTGAAGAATTTTTACTAAGCGATAGGGATCATTTTTTAAGTAATACTAATAGATAAGATATAAAATGGCAAGTGTAAATATAAAATTCTCATCAGCAGGAAACGTTACGAGTCAATCGTATGAGATATCTGCAAGCGCAACTGAAAATGGGACTTATAGTGTAATTAGTACTATATCAAGAGCAACACTTCTTGCCGGAACTTATATTACGGTTCCCGATGGTTCTACATGGATCAAAGGCGATAATGTTACACCAGGGGCACCGGCTGGTACAAAAAAAATAGCAATATCAGGTCTTCCACCAGCACCAACGCCAGAACCTACGCCGGCACCAACACCGACGCCAACACCTGCGCCTACGCCAGAACCTACGCCGGCACCAACACCGACGCCAACACCTGCGCCTACGCCAGAACCTACGCCGGCACCAACACCTGAGCCAACCCCTGCGCCTACGCCAGAACCTACGCCGGCACCAGCTTTGCCTTACGGTAGTTTACTTACAAAAGAAGGCGATCCTGAGCCTTACTACTTCACAACTGACATATTAAATAGCGGACAAGACTACTATAGCGGAGGTGGATTCTGTTATGTTTCAGGCGGAGCATTTTATAACGCAAGCCAAATGTCGGGTAAAACCGAGATCGATGGAACTATATGTAGTTCATACGGAGGTAATTGTACTAACTGTACCGGAACAAGCCCAACGCCTCCTGGACCAACACCAGCACCATCACCAACTCCAGGTCCTAGCGGAGGCGGAGGCGGAGGCGGAGGCGGCGGATGTCTAGTTTATGGAACATTAATTACTATGGCAGACGGATCATTCAAACCTGTTGAAGAAATAGTAATAGGTGATCTTATTAAAACTGTATCAATAGATGGATTAGATAGCAGCGACGAAGATGCATGGAAAGTATACACTTCTACATCATTCTCTTCAACCCCTATGATATCTACAGTAATGAATATATTGGACGATACTTGGATCGAATACTATACAATCAATGGATCTTTAAATATCACATTCGAACACCCGGTATTTGTTAAGAGAGATATTGATTATCTATTTACTAGAGTAGTTGATCTAATGCTAGGAGACTTTATCCTAGATGAGACTGGAAATTGGGTAGAAGTAACTACAATAGATAAAATAGAATCAAGCGTTCAAACCATTAATATAAACGTTGAAGATAGCGATCTTTATTTCGCTAATGGATTACTAGTTCATAATCTTGCTGGCGTAGATAAATCTATATCAGGAGGAGGAGGAATTCCACCGTATCAAAACTAATAATATATGAAGTTAACAAAAACTGAAATATCACAGATAGGATCGATAATGAATAGTTATCGATCCATTCATGAAAGCCTAAATTTTTATGAGAAGAATTTAGTTCTAATGGAGAAAGGAAATATAGAAAAATCTAGGGATGAAATAACATCTCTTGGAATAAAAATAAAAGAGAGCATATCAAAATTAAAACAGGAGAGGGAAAAAGAAAAAGATTTTTTTGACTTTCTAAAAACCAAATACGGGCCTGGAGAATTTAATGTGGAAACTTTTGAATATAAAACAAAAAAATGAAACAAGTAGAAAAACAAGTAGAAGTTGTAAGAGAGTTCAAAAACAACAACAAGAAATTACTTATAATAGCAGGTCTTATTATATTGGGATTTTTAATCTACGGAGCATTTAATAACAGTTATCACGCTAAAGAAATAAAAGCACTAGAAACCGAGATTGGTGTCGTACAAAAAAAGTTTGATGCAGCAGTAGAAGAAAAAGAAAAATTAAAGGATTCTTCTTTAGTCTATGAAACAATGGCTGAACAAGCAGGTGCTGAGGCTGATGTATTTAGAGCAAAAGCAGAAAAGGAGAAAAAGGCTAAGGAATTAGCATTATCAGCATTGCACAATTTGCCCAAGGATGTAATCGATACATTCTTTGTTAAGAGGTATGCTGAAGTTGTTAAGGCAGACATTGGATTGGAATTAGACAAGAATGTGGGAAATGCAATAGTGATAGAATTAGTTGAAAAGGATCATTTGGTTGGACAATTAGCAACATCAGAAAACCTAACAACTACCCTTACCACACAGGTAAGTACCTTACAAACATCACTAGGCTTCTCTAAATTAGCTCTTGTTAGTGCAGATTCGGCAATTGCAGCTAGATCAAAGCAATTTGAATTACAGCAGAAGGTAAGTGACCTATTAAAGCAAGACTTAAAAACGGCTAAGAAAAAAGCGTTTTGGAACAAACTTAAAGGAACTGCAGTTGGCTTAGCTGTGGGCTTTACCGTTGGTATTATTGCAGTAAAGTAATTCTTAATCGTGATATTATCTCTCTCTATAAAACTTGATATATAAGGGATATGTCAAGCTTCACCTATACCAGTAAATTTTTCAGTCTTGCTCCATATTTACTTATGGAGTATAGATATGGTACACAGCCTAATCCTGAGAACCATTCAGTATTATATGGCCTTGATGCCATCGGGTTTGAAAAGATATCCAATGGATATTTTAATAATGCTGTACAAATTACCAATAGAAATCAGGACACTCAGGCAACTGGTAACGTAAGAGATAGAAGTTCTGTACAAACCTCACAAAATACCTTTGTTAGATTAGATATTGATCGTTTAGAAGAATATTTGGATTATGATGATAAATTAACTGATGTCAGTAATCTTCCTGTAGAATTTGAAAATAACATCAATGTTTACTATGACACAGTTAGATACCACTTTATAAGTGGCTATAATTTTGGTACTAAAGATGGAGCTATAGTACAAATTCAATTTCAAGAAAGAAACGGAAAGAAGGCCACTGTTTCTCAGATAACATATGAGAAAGGTGATCTTGATATTACTACACCTAATCCTAATCCCATTTATTTCAATGCTGGGATATATGATCACTTTATAGAAGTTAAGATTCCTTCTTATGCTTCTATTACATATGATTATGATACTCAAGCTGTAAACGGACTAGCGGATCAAACTATTGCATCTAAGATTAGCTCTGATGGTGAAGGATTTATCAGAAATCAGCCATTTAATGTTTCTCTTTATGAGATAGAATCTACACAGGAAATTAATGGATTCTATTATTACCAAACTGCTTTATTTACAGTTGCAACTGTTACTCCGTTCGACGAGTATGCAGATCTTGCTGCTAATATAGTTGAGAATAGCGATTATGATTATTTTGAATACTATCCTGCGTGGCAAGGAAATTTTATAGAAGATTTTATATATGCGGAGAGTTCGTTGGGTAACACCTATTATATCATTCATGATATTGAATTAAAAGAGCAAATAGGACTTAGAAGAATTTCCACACAAAAAATTCAATTACTGCAGGACAAGGATTTTAACAGTCCTTATTTATATCGTCCTGTTGTTATGAATCCTAAAGCAACTAGCTTTTCGATTAATTATTCAATGAGACTGGTTAATAAGATTAGCAACGTTTCGATATTAAGAACATCAACTGTGACTAGCACAGAGGTTGATAAGTATGGCCCAGGGGTTAAAAGAATAAATTTATTACATCAACCATATCCACAAAAAGTTTATAACAAGGTAGTTGAACCTGTTATTTCTAAGGCATATACATTGAATGTAAATCCGATAGAAAGAGTTATTACTAAATATGTCCCAGCTTTCTTTGAAAGGGAGAACATAAATATTTCAGAAGAAAATTTGACTATTGACAATCTTGGGGGTTTAACCCAGTCATCAACGGTGGATGCTTCAATAGCATTTGGTCAAGGGAAATCTAAGATTGTAATCAATCCATATGATAACTATTATAAGTTCAGGGTTTTTGTAAAAAATGACGGGAAAGAAAACACATTATTAGATCTTGGATCGAATTCAGATTTCTATTTGGTATTTGAAGGAGGTGATAGCAAAACAGTAAAAGTATCTAGCTTAATAAACAGCACGTTCCAAAATCCTAGTAAGGGAGAATTGGTATTTAGAGTTGTTGAATCTGATTCTAAAAAGGTAGCAGCATTCACAGGAAGAGATTTTCATATAGTTGCAAAAACCAATAATGGGATAGAAACATCAATCTATCACGGCTATTGGATTTTACCTAGTGAAAGAGACCAAAAGCCAGTTGATGTAACACCAGCAACACCTGCACCTGTACCTGCACCTGTGATAATCTCACCTGTACAGGCAACATCGGCTCCTGCGCCAGCACCAATTGCAACACCAACACCAACACCTGTTGCAGCACCAACACCTGTTGCAGCACCAACACCTGTTGCAGCACCAACTCCAACCCCAATAGCAACTCCGGTTCCTGCTGCTATAGAAACACCTGCACCAGTACCTTCTACACCAACTGTTGATATAATACCTCAACAACCTAAAGAATACTTTGATATTAAAACTGATCCTGTGATACTAAACGTTGAGCCGGCAGTTATAACCGCTGTAACTGTTGAAGAACCAGTTATTGTTAAAAAGATGCCAATTAAGGCAGATATTGACACCCTAGCAAATTTAATCAAGATGGACGAGAATGCAGGTAAATCAGTACAAGAAGTTTGTGATTATTATACAGTTCCTGGAAATCCTGGAAATCTTCTTTATGATGGTATTACTGTTAGGTTCTTCTTGAATGCTGTTAGATTAGTTCACCCTGATATATTTGGTAGAAGAAGTGACGAATTTGCAATGTATGCAAATTATCTTGGGGAAATTTACGATCCGTATGAGAACAATAGATATCCATCAGGTGGTGGCGGTGGCGCTGGTGGTGGATATATTGGAGGTGGTGGAGTAGGATATAATATCTACGACAAAATACAAGACAGAAGTGAAACGATGGGTCAAACCTTCTTTCTATAATCAATAGACTATGTTATTAAATTCTAGGCAGAATGGTTTTATATTTAATTTTCCAAAGGGATTTTTCTCTAAAGAATTGGAAACTAAGTATCATGCTTATGTGAAAAGAATGCCTATTCCTTATGACAATCTGAAGGATTTTATGAATTCAACAATTCAGCAGGTTTCTTTTCCGACATTTCAATCTATAGATCACGTTGAACAGACAAGACCCGGAGGATACAAACAGAATTACAAGAGTGCAACCAATATACAGAACCTAATTAGAAGAGATTTCACAGTGTCTTTTAAACTTGGCGAGGGTTTGATTAACTATTGGATCATGTATGAAAGCATGGTTAATTTTTTAGACTTCAACAACACAGAGCAAGTTCTTCCTGATTTAACACTCAGATTATTAGATCATGAAGGCGTTATCATGTCTAGCATCGAATTTCAACAACCGATATATACATCATTATCAGAGACCCAATTAAACTATTCTAGCACGACTCCTCAGTTTTCCACTTTCAGTGTGGGCTTTAGATGTAACTACGTAAACATAAAATTAGAAATTGGCTAAACGAATCCTAGGAGTGGATTTCAGTTTAAATTCCCCGGCTTGGTGCTTATTAGCAGAGGGTGAATCTAAATGGGGATCTTTTCACCGCACAACAAAGAAGATAGTACCGATGATGACCAAAGATGCATCACCGTTTAAGGTATTCTCAGAAATTCCAAATTTCTCTCTAAAAATTATTGAGAAGGAAAGAGCTGATGGTGAATATTGGGAAGTAGAGAGAAAAAAAATTGAAAACTTCCTTGTGATAGCTGATTCCTTTATAGAAATGATTAAACCCCATATAGACGATCAGACAGTAGTTTTCATGGAGGGTATATCATTTGGAAGCTCTGGAAATTCCCTAATAGATATTTCTATGTGTACTGCCCTTATTAGAGAAAGACTAGTAAATATAGTGGGGTTTGGGAGATTAAACATTTATTCCCCGACAGCTATTAAAAAATTTGCATGTAAGGGAAATGCAAAAAAAGACGAACTTTATCAAGCACTTTTAGATAAATACAGTGAGGACAACCTTCTAAGTCCTCTTATCAGACCGCTGAAACAAAATCAGGATCTATGGATAAAAAAAAGCAAGGAAGTAGAAACACCTTGCTCGGATATTATAGATGCTACTTGGATTAGCCTTTATGGTAAACAAATTTTAGGGGAAACTTTTTGAACAACTTAGGGTATAACTTAGGAATCAATTTTAGTTAATTTAAAAAAATTTAGAAAACATGGACAATTTAGACATTTTCAGTCTGGACAACGAGGACTTTTTAAAGCCCGAACCAGCAACCACAGGAAGCGGAGACGCTAACATTTACAAGCCTTATCCAGAATTAGGCAAAGACGGTGTTTACAAAGCACTTATCAGATTTCTACCTAACGTAGCAAATCCAAAAAAATCAAAAATCCATAAGTATTACGTTTGGTTGAAAGACCCAGTAGACAACAGCAACTTCGTTGCAGATTGTCCATCAACTGTTGGTAAGAAATCAATCTTGAAAGATATCTTCTGGAAATTAAAAAACTCCCCATCTGCAAAAGATCAGGAGTTAGCAAAATCATTTGCTAGAAAAGAAGACTACTATTCTTTAGTACAAATAGTAAAAGATCCTAACCACCCTGAATTAGAAGGTAAGGTTATGGTATTTAAATTTGGTAAAAAAGTTGCAGATCTAATCGAGCAACAAATTAAACCAGAATATGGTAATCCATGCAACCCTTACGATTTATTTGAAGGTAAAAACTTCGGTATTCACGTAAGAAAAGTTGGAGACTGGAACAACTACGATCTTTGCCAATTCGTTGGTGAGAAAGGACCAATCTCAATCGATGGTACACCAGTAGAAAAATCAGAGGATGATCAAAAAAGAATTGTTGAGTATTTAAAGAAAGGTCCTCAAGACTTAGTAGATAAATATGACTACAAAGAATGGACAGATGAAGATCGTGATAAAATCACATCTATCATTAGAAACATTGTACCAGACGGAAGAATGGTAGCAGAGATTCTTTCAGGATCACCCGATTCTAAACCTTCTACTAGCACAAGCAATCCACTTAAAAACGAAGCTAAGAAAAGTCCAGAAGCAGCAGATGATTTCTTTGGCGATTCTAAATCTCTTGATGAGGTTGAAGAAGCACCAAAGGCAGCTCCTAAAAAACCAGCATCATCTTCAGGCAGTTTAGACGATTTGTATAACGATCTCTAAGATAATAAATATGAGATTTTATGCAAAAGCTAGGACTAGAACAGGTAAAGAACCTTGTAACTAAGGTTCTACAAAAATCCTTTCCGGGTAATTCTGGGAAGCAACAGATTTATACCTCTCAGAATAGATTAAATTTTTCTTGTCCTTATTGCGGAGATTCAAATGATCCTAGAAAAAAGAGAGGCAATCTATATTTAGATAGCCTCTCTTTTAAGTGTTACAACGGAGGTTGTGGACAGTTCAGGGATTTAATTGGGCTACTGTTCGATCATGACTTAAATCGTGAATTAACGCTAGAACAACTGGATGAAGCGAAGAATACTATTTCGCTTAAAAAATCATCCAGAAGAATCAGTGCTAATGTTGACGTTTTCATCCTAGAGAATTACAAGGATGTTTTAGTTTACAGAGAAGACTACAAGCAAAAACTTAAGCTGATAGAAATACCCAGGCCAATTAAGGAGTATCTTCTGTCAAGGAATCAGGTAGCGGATGAAAAGTACTTGTATTGCCCGGTTAAGAAGTCAATACACATCTTAAATCTAACATCTGATGGTAAGTATATTCTAGGATTACAGCTCAGAAATATGAATAAGAATGCTGTTAACAAGTATTTTACTTATAAGCTTAGCGGTATACATAAAAATCTGCTAAGGAACTTTAATCCTGAAATTATTGCAAAAGCTGAAGAGCTAGATCCTATCTCTTTAGTGTTTGGATTTTCCACTGTTAATCTTGATGAGACAGTTACTATTTTTGAAGGTCCACTTGATTCTTTTCTTTTTCCAAATGCTGTTGCGCTTTGTTCGATCAACAATCCTTTCCCGTTTGACATACCTAACAAAAGATGGTTTTATGACGGTGATGAGGCTGGACGCGATGCACTTAGAAAAAAAATAGCTGTTGGAGACACAGTTTTTCTGTGGGACAAATTCATAAAAGAGAATGATTTACCTGAAAGGGATAAATGGGATTTAAACGATTTAGTAAACTATCTCAGAGAATCCGGAAAGAAAATTAAAAGGTTAGAAAAATATTTTAGTAGTGAACAATGGGATTTAATTGGAATTTAACAAAGGAGGAGCTTGAAGAAATAGATCGTAAAAGGTCATTACTGAAAGTTCCTATAGCATATAAAGTAGATGACTCTTTAGAAGTGCCGGATCTTAGTGACAATTTCACACCAAAAGAAGAGAAGGCAATTAAGAGGATTAAAACTGAGGTTGTAGATATTAAGATTAAAAAGACAAAGAATAAAAGCAATAAATTGTATGAGTGATCAATCTCAAGATTTTGAAGAACAATTTTCCACGGAAAGATCCGAATGGACAGAAAGAATAAGGGAGCTTTCTGTTAGGATGAGAAATATCCGAGAAATTGCAGAGGTCCAGGTTGAGTTGTATTCTGATAGACAAAAATTACTTGAATATGCTTATAAATTAGGTCAGATTCTAACAAAGCTAAATGCAAAGTTTAGATCTGATCGTAGAACTAAAATGGTTTATTATTCGGAAGAACATAATACCAGATATGGTGCAAACGAAAAGACTGCATTAATAGATGGAGATTTAAGCGAGATAAAAAGAAAAATAGATGTCGTTGATAATCAAATGTCTTTCTTGAACGAAACCGTAAAAACTGTAGATCATTTTCTGTATGGGGTAAAGAGTAGAATCTCCCTAGAAGAGTTTATGAGAGGCAGTTCAAAATAAGAAAAAGCTGAATGCTAAAATTTATAGTATCTGAAGATCTTCAATGGTTACTTTTACAAGACTATGACGAAGAGGTTGACAGAAAGCAACTTGAAATATCTTTAACCAGAAAAATACACAACTATTTTTTTCATCCATTAGTTAAGAAAAAACATTGGGACGGAGCAATTTGCTTTGTAGATAAGCGTGGACCATTATGGAGAATCCCCAGTGGATTATGGAGCGAAGTTTTTGAAATAGGAGAAAAGTACAAGATCGAGGTTGAAGTAATAGGATTGGAAAGAATAGTAGACGGAGATCTAACATTAGAAGAATTCACTGAATGGGCTAATGAATTTTTTGCTGATAAGGAAATGAAGCCAAGAGATTATCAGATCGAAGCTGCTTGGAGGATTGTTAAGTTTAGATTCTCGTGTTTAGAAATTGCAACATCCTCAGGTAAGACCTTAATTGCATTTATTGTTCTTGCATATCTTAAGAATATAAGAGGCATTAATAAATTCCTAATGATTGTGCCTAATACAACATTGATTATACAGGGATCGGAAGATTTTGAAGAATATGGTTTAAAAGAATTAGACAATTGCGATATTCAATTAATACACGGAGGAAACAAGAATAAAATCTCTGGAGGATTGATGATAGGAACTTATCAATCACTAGTTAAACAAGATGATGATTTCTTTGATGGTGTAGAAGCCATCTTTGTTGATGAATCCCATCAGTCTCACTCTAAATCTATTAAAGAGGTTATATCTAAATGTAAAGACTCTAGATATAGATTTGGTCTTTCAGGTACTTTGACTAATAGAAATACTGCAGAGCACTTAACTATCCAGCAATATCTTGGTCCATTAACAATGGAGATTAGTCCTAAGTTTTTATTTGATAATAAGTACGCCACCCCCGTCGCTATTAAAATAGTTAAGATGGATTGGCTGGATGAAAATCTTAAACAAAAATTATACGAATTAAGAACTAATAAGAATAATAAGGACACTGAGAAGCTAGAGGGAAGCGAAATATTTGGAGTAGAAAGAAAGCTAGTTATCTCCTCTGAGAAGAGATTGAAATATATTGTTGATTTTATTGCTAAAACAAGTAAAAACTCTCTGGTTCTTTTCCAATCAGTCGGAGAAGGCTATGGTAAAAGAATATATGAGAATTTAAGAGAGATCCAAGCAGATAAGGAGGTTTTTTATATTGATGGGGACACTGATCCGGAAAGAAGAGATTACTACAAGACTAAATTGGAGGAGGGTGTGAATAAAGTTATGGTAGCAAGCTTTGGAACTCTTAGTACTGGGGTATCTGTAAAGAACATTCATAATATATTTTTAGTGGAATCTTATAAATCGGAGGTTCTGATTAAACAGAGTCTAGGTAGGGGAATGAGGCTTTACGAGGGGAAAGAAAGAGTGAATATTATCGATTTTGTCGACGATTTCTCCTATAACGGGTCAATGAACTATCTAATGAAGCATTCCTTAGAAAGAATTGAGATTTACAAAAGGGAGAAGTTCGAATATAAGACCTATGAGATTACTCTCTAGCATCTTTGGATATATAAAATAAAAAAAGATGAGACATCTTCAATCATACGAATTATTAGAAAGCAGCGACAAGAACGTTAAGTCGTATAGTCCTGAGAAATTCAAAAAAATCACAGGCAATGACTCTGCTCCTGGATTTACCGGATGGATCTACAATATTTTCATGTCTCTGAAGAATAACTTTGAAAATATGGACAATTTCTTCATGAGCGATGTGTACATGAAGGATATACACGGAAAGCCAATAGACACTGGAATGGGCTGGCTTATTGGACAAGCAGGATCTTTGGCTACTTCGGTTGCAGCTAAAATATTTGAACCTAGTGAGTTTATTAGCACAAATTGGAAATCTTCCGACGGATCTATGTTACAAGCACCCACATCAGATAAGGACGTAAAGACGGAGCATCTAAGACTTTTCAATGATAATTTCTCAAAGAAGGATCTTCCTAATATCAAGAGCGACGAAGATATGAAATCGTGGATTACAAATTTCTATAAAAAAGCAGGGACAACCCCAGGGAATGTAAAATGGGTAGATGATGCAGCATTAACTGCTGGCAACACCTACTTTAATAAATCAGCGGGACTTGGAAGAACAGCAGCAATAGGAACAGAGATAGCAGCAGGAACAGAAGTAGCAGCAGGTGCAGAAGCTGGTGGTTTATTAGCCACTGCTGCAAGAGCAGCACCACTTGTTGTAAGAAAGGCTGTTTTAAAGTTTTAAAATATAAAGTAAAAAAAGATGAAAAAAGTATCACAAATTCAGGAAAGCTTAAAGGTACAAAAAGCTACTGCAATCTCTAAATTAGACGAGACAAATAAGTACCTGACTTTTGCTAAGACATACTACAAAAAGCATGGTGTTTCTGGTCCTTTCGATGAGAAATTCAAAGGCAATAAAAAAGCTCAAGAAAAATTCATGGAAGAATTAGGAAAGGCGTGGGCAGATTACAAAAAAGAAAAAGGGATCGAAACAAAGTCTAGTAAGCCTTGGGCTAAAAAATAGGAATAAAATCCAAAGCATGTACGATATATTTTTCCCGATTATTGAACACTACACAGGAACCATCGTGTCAAAAGTAAGGAGGATTGATGAATCAATTCTTTTTAAAACAATTTCAGGACAAGCTGGAAAGATAGAGAGAAACATAGAGGGAGATTGGGATTTACTTGTTGACGAAGAAAAAGTAGCAGAAATAGAAGATGGTTTATTTTCTATCTTTTGTGAATCCAGGGATCAACCTCCGATAGACAAGTATTACAGTGAATTATTAGTATTAAAAAGAAGAAGTGTATTGAACTATAAATCCAATATTCTAGTTGATCAACTAATAACATCCATAGAATTTTTAATTCTGCACATGGATGTTCAATTAGAAGATCCTATAAAAATAGGACCATTCTTTACATTCAATCATAATGGAACTAAACACGTTTTAGTATTAAATTAAAAATATGGCAGGCATAAAACATTTGAGCGAAATTTATAAAAAGCAAGGAGCAGAATTCCTTGATGATTTATTTGGGAAAGAATTAATAGTTTCTGAAAAATTAAACGGAATGAGCTTCTCTTTTGAGAGGAGCATCTTTGATGGATCGTTATCATTCTATAAGAGAGATCAGGTTAATCCTATTTCTAAGATTGATCGAGTACTAATGAAGTATTATGAATCTCCAATTTCACATATACAAGAATTACCTGCATTAACATTGAATGAGATACCTAGTGGATGGAGATTTGGGATGGAATTTTTTATTAATCCAAGTCCAGTCTTAGTATCTTATCAAAGAATACCAAGAAATGGTCTGGTACTAACTCATATCATAGTTAAGAATCAATTCGGTGATATAGAAAGAACTATAGTGGAAAAAGAAGAGTTGGATTACTGGGCTGATCTTTTAGGTGTTGAAAACCCTCCTATTATCTTTCAAGGTAAATTATCGGATGATCAAAAAGTATCTATTAACGATTTTGTTAATTCTGCTCATGATAATCTAAAAACAGAACACGGAACTAACAGCTTTGCTAAATATCTACTTAGTATATTAAATCCGGAATTAAATAAAACATTTTTAAATAATTCTTTAGAAGAGCCAATAGAAGGTGTAGTTTTTAGATTTGGATCAATTGATGGAACTGGTGAATCTTTCACTGCCAAAATATTAGATCCTGTTTTTGAAGATATCACCAGACAGAACAATGTTAAAAAAGTAAGCTACTTTCCAAGTGACATCTACGGTATAACCATATTAGAAGTAATGAACTACATCTTGGACAAAGGAATAGATTCATTTACTTTCGAAGGTGAAGATCCTCAGGACAAGTACATTTCTTTCGTATGCTCTGTTTTTAATTCTTTCACTGATGAGTACGGAGAAAAATATCTAGGTCTTGATTTTCAAGAGCCAGAATTTTTAAAGCAAGAAGGATTCCAACCAAATCATGATCTAATTAAAGATGAAAAAACAAAATCATTAATTGCTGATGATGAAAGCTATGAATCTCTTTTCAAATTAATTCTTTCTGCTTTTAGAAAAATTAAGAAAAGACCAGGAGGATTTTTCACACAAGGAGCTATCGAGCAGTTTAATTTGCTTGTTAGAGAAATATCAGAATATCTGAATAATAATTCTATTGTTGTTGAATCGATGATTCCAACTTTTGACCAATTTAGAAAAGTAAAAAAACCATTTATTCCTCAAGAAGAAGAGGATGAAGAAGATATTGAAGATGAGGTTGAAGAAATTCCTAAAGATGAGATAATAGAAGAACCAGTAGAAGAGCCAGAGATCGAAATTGAAATAGAAGAAGATCCAATAGGGGATGAGGTAGTGATTGATCCAGAAGTTGTTGATCAAATAAAAACAGCACTTGGACAAAGCGAACCTATTTCTAAATCTGGATCCGACGATGATGCTATAAAGGTAAACATAGTTATAGGAAAATTCCAGCCTTTTAATAATGGTCATTTAAAAATGATTAAAAAAGCAAATCAAAATAATGGATTACCGGTTGCTGTGTTTGTTGTTAAACCAGGACAGCATAGCTTTATAGATGATCAGACAATGGATAAAATGATGGGAATAGTATCTAACGATCTTTCAGGTATAATAGATTCAATCCATTACATTGATGATGATCTTTTATCAACGGTGGTTCATACCCTTGGTAAGAAATATGATCCAAAAACTTTAACAGTTGGTAAGAAAAGACTTGATAACTATTTACTTCAAACAAGATCTTTAAAGAAGAGAAAAAAATTAGATTCAGCCTTTCAGATACAAACATCACCAGAATGGATTAATTCCGAGGATGTTTCACGAACGATCCAAGAAAAAAATTATATGGAATTTAAAAAGAACGTGCCAAAATCACTTTCTGGACTTTGGGAGGAATTGACAAGATGCTACGATTCCTCTAAATAACAAACGAATCCTGCCAACGCAGGATTTTTTTGCGGGGATGTATAGTATATTTGAATATATAAAACAAAAAACACAGGAATGTCTAAATTAGTAAAATGGAAGGATTATAGCAAAATTTACGAGGATGCTAATTCCGATTCAGGTATTGACGATGTAGCCGCTAAAAAAATACAAAAATGCCAGATTATGCTCTTAACTAAAGCTGGATTTTTTGGTCAGCTTTGTATGAATCTAAAATTTATAGAAGATAGAAATTTAAGATTTAAAACGATGGCGACTGACGGAATGAACATTTATTACGATCCAGGTTTTGTTAACGGTCACACTGATGAAGAAATTAGATGGGTAATATGCCACGAGATCTTACACTGCTCCCTGCATCATTTTTTAAGAAAGCAAGCAAATCCTAGTGTTTGGAACATGGCAGCTGATTATGAGATTAATCAATTAATAGATCCTAAGAATTATTCTGGCAACCCAACCTATCAAAACGCTCTAGGAACAATGCCTTCTGGTGCTTTAGGTGGTGCTGGTGATAAAGATAAAGGATTTGTAAGTGGTTTATATAAAGGTAAAGCTGCAGAACAAATCTATCAAATACTTATAGAAAATAACACAGTAGTACCTCCTGAAGAAGGATGGAACTACGGAGGTGTTCAACCTCCTGTCATGGTTTCTGCCCCTCCGGGGTCTGGCGGGGGTGGTAATGATGAAGATTATGGGGAAAAAGCAAAGGTTGGTGATTATGTTACCTTACCTGGTGGGGGATACGGAAAGATCGAATCAATTGATCCTGCAACAGGCGATGCTGATATTACACAGGTATCTGAACCAGATCTAAAGACAATGATAGAATCAAAAACGGGTAAAACAGTTAAAAAAATAAGCTAATTATAATAATATGAAATTTAGTGTAAAGGATTTAAGGAAAATTGAGGTTGAGTATGAGCCAACACCACCACCACCTCCCCCGCCACCAGGTGAAGATCCACCCCCTCCACTTCCACCAATGCCACCGGAGGAAGAAAAACCATGGAATGAAAAACCAGATCCGAACGAAAAAGGTGGAGATGGCCCAGGCAAAGATGGTCAAGGGACTAAACCTAAATTAGTATCTAAAAAAATCGATACTGCTGAGGATCTTAAAAAATTCTGGGAAGATAAACTAGAAGAGGCAAAAGACAGACACGGAGGTGATATACCGGGTGAATTAATGAGAGCAATTGAAAAACTCTTAGGTGTTAAGGTTGACTGGAAACAGGAGCTAAGAAAAATGGTGAGTAGCTTAAGTAGCAAAGCTGATTATTTTTTACCAAATAGAAGATTTCTTGCAACAGGTGCCCAGTGGGGATCTAAGAAAAAGAAAGAATCTTTTGAGTCTCTTGTAATTATAGCTGACACATCTGGATCCGTTAGTCAGAAAGAATTAGAGCAATTTGTTTCCGAAGCTATGGATATAATGGAATCATTTAAGCCAAAGGAAACATTTTTAATTTGGTGTGACACGACAGTTTACGAACCAGTTGATGTTATAAAAAAAGGAGAGACCTGGAATTATCGTAAAGCATACGGCGGCGGAGGAACTAGTTTCATTCCACCGGTTGTTTGGATAGAAGAGAATATCATTAAAAAGGGTAAGAAATTAGGACCTGTTCTTTTCTTTACCGATGGCGAACCTAATACCGGACCTAATGGCGGATGGCCACTGGAGACTGAATATAGTATTAGAAGCTATGTAAATAAATTCTTCTGGATTATTTTAGGAGAAGGCGGAGTTCCAAGAAAGCATGTAAAAGTCCCATTTGGGAAGAGAATAGATCTTATTATGTAATAGGATATATAAAGCAAAATAATAAAAAAAATGGCAAGAATTAAAAAGTTTAGTGACTATGTGAATGAGGATTATTCATTTGGTGGTGCTATGCAAAAAGGAAAAGATCTTTTCTCCAAAGCGGGAAATTGGGTTTCTAGCTTTATTTCAAAATTAAAGCAAGGAATTTTTCCAGCAATCCCGGAAGGACCTAAAGCAGGTGCACCGATGATTGCATATTTAGCATCAAACGGAAAATCTTCAATAACTGACCAGATTAAAAATTTATACGGTGTTACAGCAGAGGAATCCGCAGAAGCTGATGTAGATTTGGACAATCAACAAGTTGAAGAAGCAATGAAAGATTTATCATACCCAGGAAAAGACGTTATTAATATCAATGCTGCAGAATTAGCAGATGAGATTGTAACAAGGTACGAAACGTTAATCGATGATGGTTTTAGTAAACCTATTTTTGTTTATGGAGCACCAGGCATTGGAAAAACAGAAATTGTAGGTCAGGCATGTGATGCATTAGGAATTGATCTAATGACCATTGATTTACAATTTATGGATCCTGCAGATTTCTTAGGTATACCTTCAGTGGTAGATATTGCTTCAGAAGATCCAAGAGGCGAAGGTGTAACAAGAACTAATCCTCCTATTTGGCTACCAAGAGATAATGGACCTGAAGGAAAGGGTGGTATTTTATTCTTTGACGAAATGAATAGAGCTCAACAACCAGTTAGAACTGGTATGATGAATTTAGCTCAAGGTAGAAGAATTAACACATACAAACTTCCTTCAAAATGGTTAATAGTAGCAGCAGGAAACAGAGAAAGCGATGATAGACCAGGTGAAGTTGAACCTATCAGTACAGCACTTGCAGATCGTTTTTCTATCTACAACTATGTACCAACTGTAAAAGGATTTCAAGATTATGTAATTGGATCAGAATCTCCTTTGAAGGGTGCAATGGGTGCTAAACCGAGAGAGGTTGTTATACCTGAATTATTGTCATTCTTAGAATACTCAGAAGATTATTTCCATAATTTAGATCCACAATCTCCTGATGTTAAATTTGCTACTCCAAGAGGATGGATAGATGCTTCTAAGCTTCTTTATTCAAAAATGAGAAGATTAGAAAAGCAAGGAAAAATCAGCAATGAGATTTCTGCTGATGAACTTAGAAAGGTATTCCAAACAGAAGTTGGATATTCAGCAGCTAATGCTTTTGTTAAATTCTACGAGGTAGTACAAAGCATTCCTCTTGCTGATGTTATGAAAGTATTTGATGAGCCAGAAAAAGCTCCAATACCTAAAGCAACACAAAAGAGCGATCCAGGCAAGTTCAATACTATTTATGAACCAGATATCATGTTTGCAACAATAGCAGCTATCGTTTCTAAATCGGAGAAAATTAAACCTATTACTCCGGAGCAATATTCAAACGCAGTTGACTATTCAATTAAATTAGATTCAGCATCATACGGTGCTTCATTCATTGCAATGTTAAACTCTAAGCATGAGTACATTAAAACTGATAGAGCATACACAATGCATCTTAAGAAGTTCACTCAGCATTACGGTCTTTAATAATGCTAGATTAATATTTAAAACCCCTGAAATTCAGGGGTTTTTTGTGGAGCTAACTTTAACCTTTTGAATATATAAAGAAAAAGAACATCTAAATGAGATTCATTAAAGATTTTAAAAACTACAGGATAAACGAAGATGCTGGATACGGCAACGATTATTTTGTGGATCAAAAGGTTGAAAAATCCCAATACTATTTTTTTAAGGTAGGCGAGGGTGATAACGAAACGGGAGTAATTGTTAAAATTGGAAAATTTGCAAAATCTGCTATTATTTCTGAGAACGAAAAAAGCTATGGCGTAATTCATATTGAGCCAATCAATGTTGATGATATGGACGATTACTTAGTTAATGATAGCGAGTACAGATCAAGAGAGGATGAAAAATTCTCTATTCCTAGTGATCTATTAGCTCAAACCTTTGACATCATCGAAAAGGCAATGGATAACTATTTAGAGAAGAATCCTAAGGTAACTAAGTTTTATGATGAAATGCTGGAAAATTTAGAAATGACCCCAGAAGAATACACAAGCTTTGTTACACCTAAGATCGAAGATTGGTCAGAAGGAAGATGGAGCGTTCAATCTGGATCCACACAAAGTGTTTTAATCTACATGAAAACATCGCATGAGTAATTTAAAGAGATATAGCGAATTTATCAATGAGTCATTAACTCCTGTCATGTACATGAGTGTTAAGAATCCTCTTAAGAATTCTGTTGTTAAATTCCTGTATGAAAAGGATAAAGCAACCAGGAAAGAAATACTGGAATTTGCTGCTACCCTCGGTGAAAGCGGGCAATCCGTCGATAGAAGATGGATCTCTAGAAATAAGCAATTGATTAAATGTATTGTTTCTGAGGAGGGCCCAAATCACTATGCCCTAACAAAATTAGGGAAAAGATTTGCTAAAAGCCTCATAGTTAATGAAACTAAAGGGCTATAGTCAATATAATTAATAAATATTTTTTTATGGAAAGCTACGAAAAACTAGTTGCACTCTTAGAGTCAATGAAAGAAAACGTTGAAAAATTCTTCGTTAAAGGCAATAAATCAGCCGGAACAAGAGTTAGAACACAAGCTCAGGAAATCAAAAAATTAGCACAAGAACTTCGTTTAGATGTTCAGAATGCTAAAAAGACAACCGAGCAATAAGATAAAACTTCTGAAGCCAGCCTTAGGGCTGGTTTTTTGTGCTCTTTAGTTATGATCTTTGAAACAACTTGACAAGTTTTCACTTTAATCGATATATAAAACAATAAATTATGGCTTATTATCAATGTAAAGTAACGTTTGATTCTGGTGAAACAAACAAACAAGGAAAACCAATGATCACTAAAACAGCGATGCTAGTAGAGGCTACGGGAGTAACTGAAGCAGAAGCTAGAATCACAGATCATTTAAAATCCGATATCATGGAATTTGAAGTGACTTCGGTTTCTTTGTCTAACATCGAATCGGTGTTGCAAGAAAAACAAAAGTAAAAAATGAAAAACCCTAAATCTCCTGTAGACGAAAACAAGAAAGACGGAGGCCAAGCAGATCTCTCAAATTACGAAGTTCCTGATAGCCCGGTTAAAATACCAGACAATGATACTGGATTTGCTCTTGTCAAAAAAAACTACAGGAGATTTATTTGGACAATGGACGAGCATTCTAAGAAAAGAGTTTCTGGTAAAGATAAATAGTTATATTAACACGAACTATGCTTAGCGAGAAATCTCTTTCCAGAACCCAACAAAGACTATTCGGTCAGGCATATGGTGTAAAGATCTGGAAAAAAACCCACGGCAAGAAAGGTATAAATCCCACAGATATTAATCCGAAGTATAAGGAAGAGATAACAAATTTGGCTAATAGCATGTCCTTAGCTAAGCTAAAAGAATTTGCTGAGACAAAACATAAGAAGCTACCAGAAGAGGTAGAAGAGGGTGTAATAAAAGACATCTACTATCGTTTAAGTCCTGATGCCCAATATGATTCTTCAAAAGAGAAATCAAGAAGACCAGGTAATCTAGCAGATTATAGAGAATTTGTAAAAAAGAATAAAAGTAAATAATATGGCAGACCAAAAGATTAACGAAGGATGTGGTTGCGGAGGTGGTGGTTCTTCTACCCCACAGCCATCATACACAGTGACTCGTGAAGCTGATCCTGCAGTTGGAAAACAAGCTTCATTATTAGATGGAAGAAGTGGAACAATTAATGACTCTATTAGAAATTCAAGAGGTGAAGTTATAGGATATGTTCTAAATAACACAAATGGCTCTTTTAGAGTTTTTAAAGATAAAGTAACTAATATCTATGAGAGTGAAGGTGCAATGGCTTCTTTAGATGCTACCCCTGGTATGGGAGAGGTTGCACCGCCAACAAGAGATTCAGTAGGATCTGGTGATGTATTTCCTTCTTTAACC